AAGCTCTTGAGGAAGCTAGAGATAAGACTAATCAGATTATTGCTGATGCTAAGGCTAAACTACTTGAATTTATTGATAAGGTAAAGGATAAGTGGTTACAGATTCAAAGTTCTATTAATGCTAAACTGTTGTCTAAGAACAAGATTAATGCTATTGTTAGAGCTATGGAAAATAAGAAAGATAAGAGTTTTAGTACTACAGCTAACCCTGGTGTAATTGGTGTGGGTATTAAAGTTTTACAGTCAATTCCTAGTATTAACAAAGTTTATGCTAAAGACCAAGAAGACCCTGAAAAAGAATTTGAAGAGATTTACAATAGAATTTTAGGTGATGATGCTTTTAACAAAGAGCCAGATAATCAAGATACTTTTAATTCTACAAAAATGAGAACAACAGGAACAGGTCGTTATGCTAATACTGATAACTTAAAACAAGCAGCAAATTTCCTTAAATCTAGACCTCAAGCTATTAAGGATTTAACTACACTTCGTAGAATAGTTGCTTCTTATAAAGGTAGAGCAGAAAAGGAAAAGATTAAAGAGTGCCAGAAAGCTCTTTCAAAAGCTGTTAATGCTATTAACAAAGTAACTAATGAAGCTATTACTATGGTTCGTGATGCAGGTAAAGCTGTAGGTGGAGCTACTTATAAGAAAGATGCTAAGTTAGTAGATACTGATAAAGTTGGTGATGCTGCATATAGAGCTGGTGGAGTTACAAGAAAGCGTAATGCTACCAAAATTCAACAAGGAACTCAATTAGCTTCAGCTTCTATCTTAGCTGGTTATGGTTATTATGATTAATTATTAAATCATATAACAAAATAATAAAGGAAAGTATGGGTAAAAGGTAAAATCCTTTTACCCATACTTTATAATTTGAAAGGAGATAAAAATTATGTTTTTGGATGATGAATTAACTTTATGTGAATCATGCAATGATGAATGTATAGATTTAATGTGCCTCTATGCAGAATCAGTTGAAGCTTTTCATGCTATTGATTTAAATCAAGCTATTTTAGAACATAGAAGTTTAATATCAGAAGATTCATATATATATAATGAAGCTTTTGAAGAAGCTAAGGATGCAATAGCTAGAAAAGGACAAGATATTGCTACTAAATTTTATGAATTGATTGAAAAAATTGAGAATAAATGGCTTCACCTTCAACAGTCTATCAATGCAAAACTTCTAAATGGAAACAAAACCAAACGTATTATAAACGCTATGGAACATAAGATGAGAACTATGCACAAAAACTATTTTGCTACTTCAGCTAAACTTAACTATCTAGACCCTGGATGGTTTAATAGAGTTCTTAATGAAATACCTGAAGTAAATAAAGTATATGGAAAAGACCAAGAAAATCCAGATGAAGCTTTTAGTGAAATTATGAAAAAATTGAAACTTGAAGTTGAACAAGCTAAAGAAAAAGCACATAACCTTAAAACTTTTAAGGATATGAAAGAAGTAAAATATATGGGATTGAATGTTGTAGACAATGACAATGAACAAACTTTTTACTATGCAGAATTAAAACATTTGCAAGACGCTGAATTGTTTTTAAAACGTAGAAGTGAAGCTTGTAGAAATTTAACTAATCTTAAGCGTGTTATTAATTCTTATAAAGGTAGAGTTGAAAAAGTGCTTGTTATACAGTGTCAAAAAGTAACAGCAAAGATATTAAAATTGGTTAATCTTACTACAAAACAAGCTATTCGTGTTTTTAAGGATGCTAGAAAGATTTGTGGTGCAGGAAAGCCTGAGAAGCCTGATAAGAAATTAGTTGATAGAGAGACTGCAGAAAAGAAAAATAATGAAGCTAAAGTAGATAAGAATAAAGGGGTCTATGATGTGGTAGATAAAGATGGAAATGTTATAAATTAAATACAGAAATTAGAGAATAGGTTATCATACCTATTCTCTAATTTCTTTTACATAATATCTCTACCTATTCTACCAAATGAATCTTGCTTAGATTTAAAGTCATCGTTAGCAATTCCTAAATAGAACCTACTTCTAGAACCTTTATTACTAGCTTTCCTCATTTCCATAAAGTTTTCTTCTTCAATGATATCTTCAGCTAATCCATGATACTCATATTTACCATTTACATTAGCTTTCTTAAGTTCATTAGTAACTCTTGCAATAGATTGCTTTCTTTCTCTGTATTCTTTTCCTTTAACTGGTAAGAACCATTTATTTAAATTCTTACCATAAGCTAATACATATCTACCAATTAAATAAGCCATTAAGCTATCATCATGGTATCCTTCAGCATGGTCAATTCTACCTTTAATACGTTCCAGATGTTTAACATCTGTATAAATATTTTTAGTAGCTAATACTTCAGGTTCTTCAGCAATCGTTTCATCTAAGATTTCAAACATCAATGGTCTAGTAGCCTTGGTAGTTTGAATACCATAAACTCTGGTTTTCTTTTTATTCTTCTTAAATACAAGCTCCGTTTTTCCTTCTTCAATTTTCTGAGTTTCCTTTTCTTTATATTCATAGTATAGATTCTTGCTAATAGCTGATTTCATCAAATATCTAATTATATTCTCTGAAACCATATTATTCTCTATAACAACCATAGAATTGATAAAGAATCTAGCTACAATCTCATAAATTACTCTAGCAAACTCATCTGTATTGATATTATTCTCACGCATTTCAGCAACTACTTCAAATGTCATTGGGTCAGTTATACAAATTGTAGAAGCATCCAACTCCATACCAGTAGAAACGTCAATAGAAATCAAATATGGTTTAGCAAAATCAATATCATCTGAATAAAGATTTAAGAAATAGAATTTACGGAAACACAATCTAGTTTTGATTTCCTTTAATTGCTTTTCTATAACTTCTAAGATTTCTTCTGAATAAACAGATGTATCTGTAGCTTTAGTCCATTCAAGAAGAATCTCTCTCTTAATTTTAAGAAGGTTATTATTCAACTCTCTACATTGTTGTTCAAACCATGCTTCACTTCTACCTAATTGCTTATATGAGAATTCAATATATAAAAAGTTATTCTTAGATTTCTTATACAAGTACTCTTGTATTTCATCCATAGACCAATCATACATAGCTTCTTCAAATGTAGCCGCATTTCCTATCATAGTGTCATGACAATATTTTCCTTCTGGAACATCTATATTATTTGGTGTTGTAGTTATAGTTGTGCCATAAATCTTGTTATGATTCTTCGCTTCAAGTTTTGCTTGAGAACTTGCAGGGGCAGCAGCATTATACATGATGTCATTATACTTAAGGAACGCAAACTCGTCCCAAAGTTGTAAGGGCGTTGTGCAGCCTCGACCTTTCTTATCTGCTTCACTTTCTGTAATAGCAGTACTCATAGCACGAATCGTATTACCATTAGTTCCATTTGAAATCTGTTCTATGTTATCTTTATCGTTCTTATGTTTTACTTTAAGGAAACTTGGAAGGAGGTCAGCTATATCTTTGAATGTCTTAAGGTTTCGTTTACTATCCACATACTCTTTATTCAAGAATAGTATATTAGAGTTTTCAGTTGCATAGTAATAAATCCATATAAATGCACATATTGAACTTACTGTTTTACCATGCTGACGAGGTAATATTGTAATACTATTTAAGTTATGTAATATACAAAACAACATAGCTAAATTACCTCTATGTAATTCAAATCGTTTAATACCACCAGCTACAGGTAATACTACACATTCACGAAAGAAATACCAAGGATTTCGACGAACTTCAGTTGTTATACGAAGTTTTTGTTCCTTAGTTAAATTAGGATTCTCTTTTATGTTTCCATTCTTATCTGTAATCCATACTCTAACACCAAGTAAACTTGAATCATATAACTTTAAGAAGAACTTATTGTTTTTAATACCTAGTCTTTTAAGAATCTTATACATCTTAATAAAAGATATATTTTGTGTCATCTTATCGACAATAGCCTTTTTCCTCAATTTTTATGTAATCTCCTTTCTGTAAATTCAGACCTTAATTCATATTACAGAATTAAGGTCTAGTTTACGAATTTACATATTTGTTTATATGAAGATTACTACTTGAAAGCTTCTTGCATTGTTGAAGAAGAAATTCTATTCAGTACTAAGTTATAATTAACTTCAAATAGATTACTATTCTTTTTTTCATATGATGCCATCATGTTAGAAACTTGGTATACACCATCATATTTATCATTATCACTATCTTCAAAGGAAACATAAATCTTCTTATTGATAGTAATATAGTCAGGATTAATGTTATGAAGAACACAGATATATTGTAACTCATTTCTAGAAGCCAAAGCCAATTCACTCTCTACTGTATAGTCACTAGATGTTGAATCATAATATGTCTTCTTCTTAGATGTAGCTAAGTTAGTCTTAGACTTACCATTCTTCTCTATGTTATTCTTATTTTCATGCTTAGATTTAGATAACTTCTTTGTATCTTGTTTCTTTTGCTTAACAACAATATCCTCACCATATACTTCCTTAAAAGTATTCTCATTGGTATTGAATGTATTACTAGTTTCACCTACAACAACATATACTTTATTTGTCTTATCTAAATAAGAACCATATTTAAGCTCTTGAGCATCTACTTTAGAGAAGTATAATATAGTATTCTGATATTCACCTTTCTCAACTACAGGTTTATGATATTTAAAATCACCTGCTACTAAATATCCTCTATCAAAATCAAACCATAATCTATAACCAGTTTTGTATATACCAAAATGATTCTGTAGATACTTAATTGTCTTTACAATGTTTGAAGATGGACAAACGATTTGTTTAATAGCGTCTTTATTGTCAGGTGGTGTAATAATCATACCTCCAGTTTTAAGATTACTGAATAACTTAAGTAAAGCATTTTTCATCTTAATCTTAGAGAAGATAGAATTAATTGGTTTTCTAGTAAGCTTATAATGTTTCTTTAAAAATAACTCTAATGTTAATTCTATATCTTGAACTTGGTCTTCATCATAAGTAGTTCTTTGATTTTCTTTATCATAGTCATTTGCAAATAGAATCTTATTAGCTATGAATGTATCTGCAATACCATTCTGTTGCCCTGTAGATGAATCAACATCAGTAGACTTAACCATATAAATGCTTAATCTGAATTTACAATCATCTATTCCATCACTAATTGCTTTATGTGTTGCATAATCTACATACATAGTAGTTTTAACTACTGGGAAAACTGATTCATCATAATTATAGTAAATATCAAATTCAGTAATGTATTGAGAAAGATTATATACAGTTCCATCACCTAAGACTGCGTCTAAATCTACTTGTTGATATAACTGTTCAAGCTTAGATTCTACAACTTTAAATTCTCTGTTACCTATATAATCAGCCAAATTATCACTCCTTTCAAAAAAAAAAAAAGGGAGATTTTACTCTCCCCATAAGTTAAGCCACTGACTTGCCCATCACTCTTTTGGCTGAGTGAATTTCCCCTTTGTGGACTTCAATCCAAGCTTTTGAGTGACCGACAGTGACTTTGGCACAATCATGTGCAACACAGCACACATCGATTGTGCCAAGATAGTACTCCAATGCTTCTAACATTGTACCATCATAATAACGGTCTGTCATTAATGCGGTACTGCTACAACCATTGGAGCAGTTTAATGAGGTATCCTTTCCGTTATAGATACCCCACGGAACAAACACATCAACGATTGTGCCTGTTCCACTTTCAGCAGAATAGAAGTTGAAGTTCAATTCAACCCCATTCCCGAAGGTATCAGTTACGGGCATATAGAAGTTGCCCAAAAGTTCCCCTTTATTCATGTAGAATTCCCCCTTTCATTGATAAATACATGTATGGAAACTATAATGATAATATAAATTTAAAAGGGGAAACTTTACGATTTAATGCACGCTTTCATATTCTTCACCTAAAAGTAATTCTTCAAGCATTAAAGGATATTTACTAAAGTATTCATTATCCAATTCAATTAATGAATTAATAGACACTAAGTCCTTAACCCTAAAACACTCAACTATATCACTTTCACGAAGCTTGTTAAACATTGTTGGTAAATGAAATAGCTCAATATTTTGTGCTATTGTAGTAAACATCTTGCTATTCATTTCTTCTATTCTTTCAATATCATCTAGGAACATAGAAGAAATTTTATAGTTAATGTTACTTATATTACCATCTTGAATCCATTTCTTAAACTTCTTAGCAGATGACACAGGACCAAATTTAGGCATCCCTTCAATATTATATTTCTTCTCACCTGCTAAACTCATTATATATGGAAGTAATGTTGGATTCAAGTCATTGTAATCTTCTTTCTTAGTATATACTTCCATAAGTTCATTAATTGTATATAGAGTTACATTACTGTATGAAGCTGACATAAACAGTTCATCATTTGAATAAATACAGTTCAACATTTGTACTTTGTCATTACTGTATACAACTGGTAACTCACAATCAAGTGCATATTTCTGGAAGTAATAAGGTGCTAATATTGGATTAACTTGTTTTGTATTCACAAAATACACATGAGGAAGATAATCAGAAATCATCTCACATAAATTGAATACTTCTTTTAGTACCTTATTTAATTGTATGAAATCAGAGTTCAATCCAAATCTCTTAGCATAATACTCTTTCCTGTAATCTGGATAAACTTCTTTTTCGTTGTGGCTTTCTGTATGGGAATAATAAAAAATAATATTCGTATACATTCCCTTACGAGTTGCAAAGTATCTTCTATAATGAGCTGCCATATTGATGATATGACTAGTTAGAATAATCTTTGCTTCATAATCCAAATGTGTTATACTTTCAAGCACATTTGGATTGTAAAGTTGATTGAGGATACTGTAAAGGTCAATGTACATTGTTACTGTATCTTTACCTTTTGGTATTTTATCAAATAATTGGTTGAGCAACTCATATCTGATTTTCTTTGAGTTTATGATACTCTCAAAGTTATAATCTCCCTTATATATTTCATGTTGTTCTTTTTCTTTAGTTGTCATGTCTTTAACAGACTTAGGTCTTTCTGTGAAGCTTCGTCGCTTTACTTTTCGTAAGCTCATTTTTCTCCCTCCTTATGATTCCATTAATTCTTCCATTAGTCGTAATTTAATACCTTGCATTACATCTTCCATTGAAGAATCTATTGTACAGTTGATATCACTTAAACTTACATCAAAATGTACAGGGTCTTCTCCTGCACCTGCAAAAGCACTAAAAGCTATTCTTAATACAAGATTATATCTGGTCATATTATTGTATAAGAATATTTGAACATGTTTACTTGAAAAGTATTCGTCCATGTCATTTGAGTGGATATAATCGTTAAGAACAGAAGTAAAATTTGTTAATTCCTCTTCTGTGTATTTATTAATTGTCTTTGTTGAAGACAAAATATGTTCTGTTAATCCTATCATCTTATTATTCCTCCTAAAAAATATTGGGTTATGGCAAAAAATTAACCATAACCCAATTTAAATTATTCATTATCTTCCTTCTCAAAGAAATCTTCAAGTAATGAAGCATCTACCTTCTGAATTTCTTTGAAGACTTCAAGAGACAAAGTAATACCTTTACCCATCGTATCTGTCTCTCGATTCCATTTTCTGATATCTATTACAGGCTTCTTAGAATTACCGAAGCAAATAATATTTATCTCAATCCCCCAGCCTTTACCATCAACCTCACCAATGTCTGCAATGTGGTCGATAAGCTGATACTTAAATTCTCTAGCCATATTATTTTCCTCCTTAAAAATTATGGAATTTTCTACTATTCATTAGTTTTCCATTGTTTTTAGAAGAAAAAAAGCCAATCTATTCTCTCAGATGAGGGGGGAAGGAATAGATTGGCTATGTAAGTGGTAAGAAGTGGGGAAGATACTAAAATACGCTTCTTATAAGCGTAATAATATTCCCTGCTCCTGACATTATTGCAGTTAACTGTAAGGCTATCAGTACTGCAATGACTAATATAACAACCCACAAAATCACTTTAGTAATTCTGTGAGGCTGTTTCTTATTAGCATGGAACAGCTTATAAGCGAACAATAGTCGCATTAGTCGTAAGCGACCTCTAAAGCTGTCCTCACAAGGTTGGCTCTTCTTTTCTCCACCACCATTTTTTTGGTAGATATAAACTGCCAACCCTCTGTTTCTGACCCTCACTGGTGAGTGGTCTCTTTCAAACCCTATTGTATTAATTATAGCTGACATAATCTTTACCTCCTTCGTTTATTTTTGTTATGCCATATTAATAATATATAGATAAATAAAGCAAAAATACACCGTATACTCCTTTTACAGAGTATACGGTTTAATTACAGTATTTACATTAGCTTCGAAATAATACATTCCTTTAGCTTGAATTGATTTACGTTCAGCATCAAATTCTTCATTATGTATTCTTTCACATTCTTTAAAGTCATTCCTAAGTTGTTCTACTTTAGCTTTCTTTTCAGTAGATATAATCTCTGTTGAATGAAAGAATTGTGATAAGAATGGAAGTAAAAGATAATTCACTGAATCTTCACCAGACATGATATAAGCTTGAACCATATCAGGTGCTAATAATGTACGGACTTCTTTAATATTTTTAGTCATCTTAATCTTAGACAACTCAAAATTCTTACTGGTATCACCAGCTTTATTAAAACTCATGAACTTCTTTACTGCATTTAAACCTTTAGCAAAATGCTCTGGAATGATATAGTTATCCACAGCAAGTATAGCTGTTTTCATATCAGGCTTAAAAAAAGTAGATTTATTCGTAAGTTTTGTACGCAAAGGATTCATTGCATTTGCCATAACATTTCATTTCCTTTCTAAAGTAATCTTATGAATTTGTTAAAATATATTGGCTAACATGAATAAACATGTTAGCCAATCGGACAAAAGAGCAATAATAAAAAGCGTGATAGTAATAAAATCAGCAGAAAAAATACACACAAATAGTAGTGTCATAAATTTGTTTTTCCTTAAACAGTAAAAATGATATCTTTGTTAGACATAAATTCACTGTCAGCAGTGTTAATGTTATTTTCGTTTAGTAACACCATACCGATTTCACAATTATCAAACTCATTGTTGTGTGAGATAACGAATATCTGTTCCCCACCAATCTTTTCTCTCTGGGTTTCAATCATATCAATAAAGTTTCTTCTGTTTTTAACGTCTAATGCACCATCAACCTCATCATACAATACAATGTTATACTTATAGGTTGACTGTTCAATCAATGCCAATGATAGAGAAACATTAGCTAATGCAGATTCCCCTTGTGAAGCTTCATTAATATCTGTCAGAACATCACCATTACTCTTATATACACGAATATAGAAGTCTTTGTCATCTACATCAAACTTGATAGCAAATCTTCCATGCTGTGATAAACCTAAGAGGTCATTAGCAATTTCTTGTGTCTTATTCAGATAATCATTAATGAAGTAAATAGGGATTCCCTTAGTAGGGTCATTAGCTTCTTTAACATAGGTGATTTTCTCATAGGAATCCTCTAATTTAGTCTTCCTATCTTCAAAGTCATAGTACTGCATAATCTTATACTTCAGACTATCCAGTTTTTCAGTAGTAGAAGCTACTGTTTTATTCCATGTTTTAACTTCTTCTCTTGCTTCTTGAAGCTCTTCTGCAATTTCAGCTAAATTATCAAGTCTAGATTTCACATTATTGTACTTTTCTTCTATCTCTTTGTATTCTTCTTCATACTTAGAAATATTTTCTAAAGCACTGATATTACTAAGACATTCATTCAATGAATCCTCAGTTTCTTTTAATTCTTCTTTAGATTCCTTAAGCTTAGAAGTATAATCATGTAAACTCTCATCCAATGCAGAATACTTTTCTTCTAACTCATCAATCTCTTTTTGAATCTTCTTAGAAACAGTTGAAATCTTAGAGTTAGAATTAATCTTGTTTTCAATGGAATCTAATTCAGCTTGTAATCTTTGTTGATTAGCAACTGCTGTCTTATAAGTAAGTATTTCACTGACTGAAAAATCTTTGGAGATATTATAGTCTCCAAGAATAATATTAGATATGAATGATTCAAAACCTTTAACATTATAGTTCTTTAAAATATCAGTCATTTTTAAACTTACACTAACAGCTTTTAAGTAGCTGGATTTAAATTCCTTTATAATGTGTACTACTGCGTTTGCAGTCTCATATAAAATAGAAGTCTGCTCAAGCTTGTCTTCAAGTTCCTTTGATTCTTGTGTTACTGTTTCAAGTTTCTTACTTGCACCTTTACATTTATTTAAGTCCTCAAGGAAAACACAACTATCAATCTTACAACCTTCAGGTCTTTGCTCATTGAGAAGTTCTTCTCGTTCAGCTAATCCAGTAAGATTGATTTTTTCAAGTTTCTTAGATTCAAGTTCTTCCTCTAACTGGTGTAATTCAGAAAGAGTTTCATCAACACTCTGTTGAAATGTTTCTAAATCAATTTCTTCTTTCTTGTAAATCTTATTAAGGTGCTTCATATTTTCATCACTGAGTTTCAGCTTGATACCTATTATCTCATTAATAAAGACAATAAAGGTTGATACATTATCAGCTGATACATCATCAAGGTTCTCAAGATAAAATCTAGACATATCCAGAGAATCAATTTCTCCTTGAATTTCATTAATCTCATCTTGAATCTTATCTTTAGTATCATTTAAGGATTCAATATCCTCATAATCTAGACCTTGAAGGTCTTTTACTTTGCTGTCACGACTTTCAAGTGTATCAGCAATATCGCTTTTGATACTTTCAATCTTATCAGTGTACTTGTTGATTTTAATTTCACATTTGGTTTGCTTTTCTCTAAGACTATCACATTTTTTAGATAATTCATCCTCATCTAAATCAATGCCTTCAATAGTCTTTTTAGCTTTCTCTAATTGCTTAAGAGCATCATTGAACTCATCTTCATACCAATTAGAATAACCATTATCTGATAATTTTCCATCACCATCAATAACTGCAATTTTACCTTTAAGGTTGGCAACTTTAGCTTTGGCATCATCAAGCAAACCATTGTTTTCGTCTAATTCTTCTTGATACTGTTTACTAGTTTCATTTAGTTCATCAATATTACCTATCTTAGTAATCTGGTCAGAAACAAACTTAATTTCCTTATTGATTAACTTAGCTTTCTCACTAGCCACTTTAAAGTATACAAGATACTCCTCAATATTTGGCAGGAATATAGTAATATATTTCTTACGTTCTGCTGTACTAAGGTTGATAAAGTTACTTACATTAGTACCTATTCGTGAAATCTTAAAGTAATCTTCAGTTACTCCTAAAGTCATTTTGATAACTTCACCAAAGGTTCTAACACCACCATTCTCGTTAAGCTCTTCACCAGTAACTTCACTAGGATTTACTTTCTTAGTCTGTTTCACATAATCTTTATATGAAATTTTACTGATGTATGACTTAGTAGATTTCTTAACATAATGACGAATGATATAAACATCGTCATCCACTTTATAATGGATTTCTTTTTCTCCTTCTACTCCCTCTAAGAAGAATTTTTTACGTTCATCATTAGTTGAGCCTACAAATGGATGTAGAGAACTTAATATGGTTGTCTTACCGCTTCCGTTTTCTCCAAAAAGCATTATTATATTCTTATCGGTTTTAGAGAAGTCTAAAGCAATTTCTGTTCTGCTCATAGCTGCCCATATACCTGCAGAATTTAATAATCTTAAGTAAAGAATTTTCATGTTGTTTTACCTCCTGTATTATTATTTTTATCATTAAAATAATATATACTTAAAAAAAAAAGGACACTTTCATAACTATGTACAAAAGTGCCCTTGTGATTGTTAGTGTGCTACCACATACCTCTTCTTTCGTTTTGAATAAAACGACCAAGATTAGATGTCTTCAACGGTTACTTCTGGCATGGGGTTGTCCTCCAAATAATTGATGAACCGCCCATAATATTCCGTAATAAATTTCCCATTTGAAATGGTTATTTTAGAATAGTATAGACTTATGTCATCCTTCATTTGGTGGTAAACGGAAACCTCCAGTCCAGATGTTCTCACTACTTTGCCAAGATAACTCGGTAATACTCCTATAACAATAGTATCACTACCACGTTCAGGTATATCAAAAGACAATTCAATGTTACCATTTTCCTTAGTGAGAAAGAATCTGGATGGCTTTTCATTAAGCCACGCATTTATGTCCTTTTCTGTAAACTCATAATACCTAACTAAGTTATCTTCACAACATATTCCGCTTAAATTCTCATATACATTGATGTGAGAATTAAGTTTGTCTGTATCAGCATCAGTCCATTTCGATTCAAAAGTTATATTATCGAGTTCTGTTTTAATGATAACATCATTACCATCAATTTTACTCTCGGTAACTAACTTCTTGTATGCCTTCAAAAATTCATCGAATTTACTGATTGGTAATACAAACGTTTCTTCTGTTAACCCTAACTTAACTGAGTTACGGTCTTCAGATATATCAGTAATAGCCTGAAACATTTGATTTTTCCCGAATGTATATATTAAGCCTTCACTGACATAAATTTGGTCGTCACAACTTACTGTTTTGGTTAAGTCAATATAAGACTTTAACCTATTGACCATGTTTTCACCTCCTTCCGAAATGTGACAAAATAATGATATATGTATTATTTTGTCACATTTACGAAACTTTCTTAAAGCTTTCTAACATCTCTGTTACATTTGGAAGATTGAAATATTTCTTTCCTATATTGATGAAATCTCGGCTTTCTATATCATCTGCAAAGTCAGCTCCATTCCATCCTTCCTCACCATTTTCCAATCGTTCTTCTTCTCCATCAAATATTACTCTACCAATCTGTGTTGAAGCATCAATATTAAATGCCATAATGATTGACGGATATAGAGAAGTTAAATCGAAGTCAATAACATACTTGAATATGAACATTGAAAGCATACCATTAATCTTCATTCCTAAATGAGAATTCAAATTCGGGTCAGCTACAAATGCTCCTCTGAATGACTTAGATGAGTGTTCATTGATTCCACCATAACTTGTGTTATGGTTATTACTCATAATATAACCTTGTGATAAATAAAATCTTCTTGCTAAGTTTTTTAAACAAGTTGTCTTTGTCATTGCTTTATTGATACGAGTTTCGGTCTTTGCTGCTATAGTCCAAATCATATCAAAATCCTTATTCTTCCTTTCAATTAAGAATAGTAGAATACTATCATGTATAGAATATTCAGTGAATTCCTCAAAATCATCATAGCATGAAGTCTTCATTGTTGTATTTGGATTAGCGAAATGAACTTTTCTAGCACCTACTTCTTCAAAAGCAATATCATCCAACTTATATGAATCTTTCTTACCCATTTGCTTTCTTAAGATAGCATACAGAATAAGTTGGTCATACCATACTGTATAATCTACAGATTGGAAATAACTGTTCTTTTCTGCAGGGTCTTGATGTTGTGTGTCAATTTTTAAGTTGGTATACATGTAATCCAGTTCAGGGTCACATATAATTTCATCTGGGTCTTCACCTAACACTATAATTCTTGTAACGAAATACTGCATATCGAATTGTGTTAAGTTCCATGCAGAACAGAAGTCAGGTTTGTGTCTATGAACTAAGTCAAAGAAAGCTTTAATCATTTCAATTTCTGAATCAAAGAACTTAACCTTCAACTTAATATTAATATCAAATTCATCTTTGTATTTCTGAACTATTCGTTTCTTAAATGCTTTAAACCTTGCTTTATCTTCATAAAACTCAACAAGACTTTTGTTGTTCTCATTATATAATAAGAACTCATAAGCAGTCATAGTTTGGTCATAGAAATACGAGATTGCATTAATTGGACACTGTGCTTCATCAGCATTAGGAAACCCTCGTATCATTGATGAATCAACCTCGATATCGAAGAATGACTTAGTAAAGAATAAATTACTATTTGCTACTGGATTTTCTTCATAATGCTTTCCAATATAATAGTCTTCAATATCAACATCTGAACCATGTACATTTGGGTCTAACTGTACTGAACCTGCAGCACTGAACTTTTTGTTCTTGATAAAATCCCAAAAAACATCTTCCTGTTCTGTTTCATAAGCTACTGACTTAACTACTTGAGCTGATTTACAAGTAACTGGTCTTACTTCTGAAATTGGAACTCTCGATACAGGAGTTTCTAATTGGAAATCATCTTCACTTACATAATAAGTAAAGTCAGGGTCAAAGATAGTTTTAGCGAATTTTTCACCAGTATCTTCATCTCTGAAAATCATAATGAGAACATCTACTTTTTGATTCTTCTCATTATAGTCCATACACTTGACGGTTTTGATAAGCTGTAATCGTTGTTTTTGGTCAGCCATATTTATATTCCTCCTTCATTATTTATTTCTTATAGTCGTAATAATTTGTATGGATTGATTTTACAACTATAAGAAACATCGTATTAATAATATATACTTTATGATTAATTCATAAAATGTAAACTCTTAAAACAGTAAATTATTATAACAAAGAAAGGAGTATAGTTCTTATGGCTAAAAAAGATGATAGTAGTCAAAAGAAAGGCAGGAATACAATTAAGGATACCTTAGATACCTTCCGTACTCTTAATAAAATGACTACTGCTGGTCTTTATGGAACTGATGAGAAATTCCATGACGAAAATGATAGAGATTTATCGGACATCAGACAGACTATCAATAGTGTTACCAAGCAATTTAAACAGAACACTGGTGGAGATATCATAGAGTTCTTCAATTCTGTTAATGCAAGTAGTCAAGGTGGTACTAGAAGTAGGTCAAAAGAAGCAGCACAAAAACAGCTGATGGATATTTCAAAGGTTATAGAGCATCCAGAGATGTTTAATATACAAGAGATATTTTCACAAGAAATGAATCGAGTTCAGTTGTATAACAGTTATAGAATGATTTATGAGAATATACCTCAAATGAATCAGGCTTTAAATACATACGTAGATAATATCATGTCACCAGATGATTTTACAAAAACTTCCTTTAATATTATTTATAAGGATACAAATATTACATCTTCTGATTTAGGTATTGATAGTCGAGAAATTGTAGATAACTGTAAGAAACTGATTGATACATATAAGCTTGAAACTATAACTCAAAAGATACTTGAAGAATCATTAAAGATTGGTGATTGTTTTGTTGCAGTTTTAAATACTGCAGAAGAAATTGAGAAGAATATAACTTTAAGTGAAGATGGTTTAATGACTACTACAGAAGAAGTTAAGAGATTAACTGCTGATGATATTGTATTATCTGAAGATGAAATAGTACAGTTGAATAACATTCTTACAGAAACTACTATTAAGAAACCAGTAAGACCTGATAAAGAAAAATTCTTTAAAGATAAGAAGCAGACTAAAGCTTTGACTGAAGATTTTAATGCTATGGTTGATGTATATAATGAAGAAACTAAGGTATTGAATGAAGCTTCAGAACGTATTAAAAAGGACTTAGCACAGTTACTTAATAATGTAGAAGTATCGAATGATTATCGTGTTCTGTTTGAAGATAATATAAAAGCTTCTCAAGAATTTGATGATGAACGTAAGAAATCTAAAAAGAAAGCTTTATTCAATAACTTTGAAGATAAGAATGGAGAAAATCCAGCTCAGAAATTTGATAATAGAAAGACTAAGAAGAATAACAAAGGTTCAATTAAAGTTACAGGTTCTATTGTCAAAATGCTTAAACCTGAACGTATTGTAAAGTTATCATTAGATGATATTGAATACGGTTATTACTATATTGAGAACTTAGAGAATTCTCCTGATTATTTAACTACAGGTTCTTATAGTTTGACATCAAATATATTCTCTAACTTTAAGACAGAACAGACGGATAAACCTGATATGATGAACGCTAAGTATCGTTTGATTACTGATGTATTTGTAAGAAACTTAGCTAAGAAGATAGATAAGCAATTTGTTAATTCACATTCTGAATTTAAGGATATTATATATAGCTTGCTTAGGCAGAATAATATCTTAAATAAGCAAGTTCGTATTACTTATCTTAAGCCATCTGAGGTAATACATTTTGGATTGGGCAATGATGAATACCATGATAGTATATTTCAACCAGTTCATTTTACAGCTAAGCTCTATTTAGCAGTATTATCTTCACAGGTTATGATGCGTTTAGTTCGTTCTCCTGAGAAAAGAGCATTTTATCTTGAGGTGGATTTGGATGCTGACACAGAAAGTGTTGTTCAATCATTTATTCGTGATACTAAAACTAAAGATATTAAAATGAGTGATTTTGGTGGAGATATTAATACTATTATGAATAGTGTAGGTACTTTCCAAGATTACTTTATCCCAGTTGTTGATGGACAGAAACCAGTGGAAATAGACACACTTAGCGGTCTTAATGTAGAAATCACAAACGATTTTATAGAATACCTGTTGAAAGCAATGATTTCTGGTATGGGTATACCTCCTGAATTCCTATCTTATGCTGAACAAACTGAGTTTGCACGTTCATTAGGTATGATGAATGGAAAATTTGTACGTTCTATCATAATGTATCAGAAAGTATTTGGTGAACAGTTTACTAAGTTATTCAGAATACTTTATACTAATGAATACTTAGGAAAACATGTATTATCTTCTAAAAAGAGAAAGATTAAGAAGAAAACCATTAATCAAGGAGAAATTGGCACTATTGATACCAAAGAAGAAAAGGAACAGAATGATGAGAATAATCTTAATTTAGATATATCATTTGATGTAACTGACCTTGAGATTAAATTCCCTTCACCACAGTCATTGAACATGACTACACTATCTGAACAGATTAGCAACTCACAATCTGTTATTGAATTCTTAACTACAACTATGGTTGGAGAAGACCAACAAGAACTTTCAAATGAACTTAAGAAAGAAATCACTAAAGATATCTTGAGTACATTTGATTGGGAAAAATATGAAGGTTTACTTGATAAAGCTAAACTCTCAGTTCAAGAGGGTAAGATTAAGAAAGCTTCAATAGGTAGTGAAGATGGTGGAGAAGATTATTAATAAAATGAGTGAATGGTATAAACTACCATTCACTCATTATTTTTATTTAAGATTCTTTATACTTTCAATCAATTTATCATTAAATGGGTCTTTAGCATTAATCTCTAATATAGACTTAATCATATGACTAGTAAATACGAAATGCTTTTCTTCTGTATCTTCAGTAATAAACTTGAAGAATTTAATAATAAACAGATTAACAGTTTCATCAGAAATATCAGCTTTTCTTAAACATGACTTAAACTGGGTAGTATTAACCTGTGGATACTTCTTTTTAGAGTTAGCTAATACATTGATAATGCCAGCATAATAATTATCAATAACATCATCTTCTTCTACTTTGATATCTTTAAGATAATCTAAAGAAGTAAGATTATCAAAATCAGTAATCATAGTAAGATAAGCTGTTTTAACTGAATCAATCAATTCTTGACTAAACTTATGTTCTTCAGCCATTGAGTTGCACTCCTCAATTTTCTTAAAAGCTGATTCTTTAAGGATTTTAAACATATCCTCTTTGTTATTTAATCTAATTCTTGAACCAGTAATATCTTGTAAAGAATCTTGCAAATCCTTATTATTCTCATCAATAATTTCTTGCATTTCACGATTCATCTTGTTTATAGCTCTGATTCTAGAACCATTACGATTCATATATGACTGATTTACACGTTGATTATGTATAAAATCGCTTTTACCTTTCTTTGCCATAATATTTCCTACTTTCTTAATTATTGTCTTTGTAATACATGATAAGATTATTTCTAATCTCTGCAATGATATCATGTCTGGTTTCCTCATCAACTAATGGTTTGAAGAATATTTGAGGAAATTGGTTATTAATATATGTCTCATACTTATTCTCTATGAATAACTCATTGATTGTATTGTAGTTTAATTCATAGATATCAGTATTGACAATATCACTAATAACATCTTCACCATTCTCATTGAATACCTCAATGAAATCACCTATAATATTATCTATATTATATACAATATAAATATTATCTTGGTTCTTAATTGTTTTCTTCAAAGACTTAAACATCAAATCTTTCTTGTGTTCTGATGATTTATATTCCTTAACTAATTCCTTACTATGGTCTGTAATAAACTTAGTAAAGAATTTAATTAAGTTAAATCTATAATTTACTACAAAGAATAGATACAACTCCTTTGTACAGAAATAAAAATCTTCATTTTCTTCATTAAGTTTAGATTCAAATTGAAATCTTTCCTTAATAGTATTAAAGATTTCTGTATAGATATTCCTACGAATATTCTTACACTTAGTTACTAAAGAATTGTCATCAGCATAATATCTTACAATGAAATCATATCTTTCATTAAAGACATTAAGTATATCATTTGGAATTAAGCTTTCTGATATAGTAGCTTTCATCTGTTCTCTTATATTACTGATAATGAGTTCATCTGATAACTTACTAGTGATTTCATTCTGTTCACTTTCAGTTAATTCAAATATATTATCACTATCAAATTCTTCGATAAACATGTTTTAATCCTCCTTTTCATTTTTTCTATGTTCCTGAGAAATATTAGCATCTTTTTCTAAAACATCATTCACAGCTTTTTCAAGTTCTTCTTTAGGAATTGACTTAGATATATACTGTTCTGATGTGAATGGTAACTGATAATTTTTACCAGATTTTTTAACAGTCATTATCGGGTTAGGTAACATTCTAGATACATTGATTTCATAAACGTCTTCAGGTTTCTTAGCTTCAATACCTTCAACAATACAAAGGATATCATCCTCAGTTGCTAAGATATATTTATATCCTTCAAATTCTAACCATTTACCTGTTTTATGAGGAAGCACTACTGTAACTCCTTCTTTAAGATTTTCATTACAATCAGGTCCAACTGCACTCACAATACAAATATTATGACATTGCATACTTTGAGTACCTTTAGATAAAAGAATTCCACTACTAGTTTCCTCTTGTGTTTGTGGGTCAAGTAAAATATTCTTTCCCATCATATTTAATTCTGCCATATTAAACACTCCTTTTTATTATATTTATAAAAAAGTTTTCTTGGAATTTAAATAAAAAATCCCTAAAGGTCGAAACCTTTAGGGATTTAATTGGTGGAAATTTTTATGTTGTAGAAGAATTATTTCTTTTTCTTCTTCTTAGCAATAGTCTTAGCAGCTTTCTTTGTAGCTGGCTTAGAAGCTGTGTTAACGTCAGCCTTAAGCTGTGCTCCAGTTGTGAAGCTAACCTGATTGTGAGCAGGAATCATAATCTTCTCATCAACATTCTTAGGATTGTGACCCTCACGCTCCTCGATATGCTTCAGCTTGTACGTACCGAAACCTGTAATCTGAACATTCTTGTCCTTCTTAAGACCTGCAGTGATAATGGAAATGAGAGAATCAATATACTCCCTTGCTGTATCCTGAGATACATTGTTCTTCTTGCCGAACTCTACAACAATATCTGTTTTTGTCATGTCTTTTTCCTTCTTTCTTTTTATTTTTTAATATGCTAAGTAACAGTATATTACTTGAAAGATATTTCTCAAGTGACTATATACCGTCAACTCTTGTATTAATATGTTTCGAGTTTTACTTTATTTTTCTTAAAAAAAATTGAAGTAAAAATATATTTTCTATTTGAATATATATTATTAAATTGGATACACTGATAAATCATTATCATTATATCAAATAAAATAAAAGGAGGAATTTTACGATGTATTCATTACTAAGAAAGTATGGAAAACAAAATCCAGAAAAGTTCAATGATGACCTTATATTTCTTAAGAAACATGACAACGGAAAGCAACACATTGATAACATCTTTGAAGCTTTACAAGTTGTTGATGGAGTAGAGTATTTAGGTTCAACAGTGAATGAAGATGAATCTACATTTCCAGATTGGGAACAACATCCAAGTGACCCAAATGACAATTCAATCTATGTTAATGTAGAACCATCTAGGTATATGATGATTAATTACAAATTCAGAATCTTTGATAAAGAAACTGGAGAAGAAGAAATCATCGAGAAGTATTTGTACTTCCCTAAATTATTAGAGAACACTTACTTCTTACTGAATGGAAATAAGTTCTTTCCAATCTTTCAGATTATTGACTGCTGTACGTATAACAACAAAGGAGATTTAACATTAAAGACATTGTTGATGTTGATTACAATTATGAAGAAGAACATTAGCATTTATGATGTTTTTGATAATGAATATGATGGTGAGTATCTACTAATCAATCTATTCAAAAACAAATTGAATTACCTGTATTACTTCTTTGTAGATAGGGGATTTGAAAAGACAATGGAGTACTTTATAGGTAAGGACTGGGAAGAGGATATTGTAGTTGGAGACAAGAGTGAGTATGATTATGAAGAAAATGCTGATAGTTACAAGATTTTCGAACTGACAAGGCATAAGAAAGAAGAAGGAACTGTGTTATTTATTTCCAATGAGTTATGGGAAAAAGACAGGAACTTCTGTTTCAATTTAGTTGAAATCTTAACTGGTAGAGACTTTGTTCAGGTTTTCGATAGGGAATATTGGAAAGCTGATTTTGGTAGGTTCTTCAGTAGAAACAAAAATAGTTATATCGGTAAAGCAGATGATATCATTATCTCATTCAGACGAATCTTAGACAATTCATCTAAGAAGAACCTGAGATTGAAAGATGAGAACAAAGAAGATACATTTGCTATTGTGAGATGGATGACAAGAAACTTCCATGAGTTATTATCAAGAGATAATATGGATTTGAAATACAAGAGAATCCGTATTTATGAATATCTTGTGTATGACTTAATGTTAAAGTTGTCGAATAGTACTTATCGCCTTCTTAATAAACAGCAGATTACATTGGCTGATAGGCGAACACTATTCTCAACAATTACACCTATGTTCATCATAAGAAAATGTGGAACGAATGACTTAGTAAGATATCTTGGTATCGTAAACAATATTGAGTTATTCAATCCATCATTAAAGTACAGCCAAAGAGGACATCAAGGACTGGGTGAGGGAAGTAATAATGTTGTCAAAGAATATCGTGGGTTACATCCGAGTTATATTGGTAAGCTTGGATTAACAGCTGCACCTGCAGGAGACCCTGGTATGTCAGGAACAATATCACCGTTCTTTGAGAATAAGGGATTCTATTTCTCAGATGAACCATTAGATTAAGTTTTAAAGGGGTTAAGGACTATATGTTCTTAACCCTGTTGTTTTAGAAAGGATTATATTATATCATGGGAATATCAGATATACTTGCTTTAGCATTTGTTTTAGTTACTGGATTTTTGATAGTAAGGGATATCTATGAAGATTAAATTATATTAGGAGGAATTACATTATGGCAAATTATACCAAAAAACCAAAAAAAGAAAAAGTTGTAACCGCAGATGAAGATGACATGATTAAGGTTGATTTGGAATTATCAAATAACCTTATACAGAGAAATGTTCAGTGTTATCAACTCTTGAATAAGTCATTTATTCACATGAGTAGTGCAAACAGAGAGAAGATTATTGATGCCTTTATCAGAACATTACCTACTCTGTATAAAAATAATTTCAGGAAATACAAAAGTGTTATGAAACATTTAAACTACAAGAACTTAGGCTGGAATACTACAGCTAGTATTGTCTTGTATGCACTTCAGAACTATTCAGGAAAGGGAAAATCACAATATGCAGTAATACTTGCTGATTTGGCTTTGATTGGATTAAGAGAATCACAAGTTAAATTTAGCAGTGTAATGTCAGTTCATTCAGAAGCAGAAACTTATTGGCACTCTATAGAAAATATTAAACCTGCAATACCAGAGGATGAGTTATATATTAACCCAGAGTTTTATACTGCAGACGTACCATTTGATTTATCTCATTGTATATTTTATGGTAAACTTCTTTGTGTTTCTATGGAGTATGCAGGTAAGTATATATTTCATGGTGATAAAGAGTTATACACTTATTTTGTAAAGAAGAATGAGAAGGCTATGAATTTCACAACAATTCAAGATGTGAAGCTTATGAAGGATTATGTTGATAGGTATAATAAAAAGCATAATAAAGAATTCTTCAGTGGAGCTTTTGATAGGATGCTTGATTGTAGAGATATTCTTATTGCTTTATTGGAGATAGCAACTAAGAACAGTAACTTTAATCATACTACTAATCAAACATTAGTGACTTATGTAGTTGATAATGTATTGAAAGAAATTGGTTGTGATGCTCCAAAACAAAAAGAACAAGATACCATAAGTATAAAAATTGAACGTAGAGAGAATTTATGTTATGAAGCACCTAGATACTTTTCAACCATGTTAGATTGGATTGCACAGATTAAAAGCATACCAGAGTATAAAACCTTTATATATGATATAATGAGAAGTCTTATTAACCATGTTGAGGGTGTAACATACACTGAATTTGGTAGAATAATTTTAAACGAAGATAAAAAAGATAAAATAAAAGTAATAACTGAACTCATGGGAAAGGAGTATTTAACACTAATAAAAACCCACCCAAGAAAGTATAAGAAGCTTGTTGATGGTATAACAAAACCAAATGGTTTCTTCCAAGAGGGATTCAATCCTATTATGGAAGAAATTTATTATTATGTAATTGAACACAGAAATGAGCTTTCAGATACATTTCGTAGACAATTAATGGAATTAGAAATGGGTAAATAAAGGAGGGATAAACATGAAAGAACGTATGTATGAGATTTCAATCGTTACTAACGAGATTTTTACATTCAGAAAGCCTAGGAAGTTTTTAAAGTTTTTAGGTGATAAGCTAATTGAAGAACATGCTAGATATATGTATTGGATTGAGTATCGTATTGATGAAAACAGGTTTTGGTATGGAGAATCAAAACCTGAAGTTCAGGATGACGGAACAGCAGTTTACAAGACAAACTATATCCTTACCAAAAATGGTTTGGATGATTCTGTAGATATCGTTGGAGGCATCTTAGATAGGATTTACAGAATTAATAAAGCAAACACAGGTTTACAAAAAACTGGTATGGACTTTAATACACCATTAATTCAAATCAATAGTGAAAAAGAAGTGTGGCATCCCAATATAGAATTTTATGAACAGTTTGACAGAGATACAACTAAGAAGAAACGTTATTCAACTGCTAATCGTAATGATTCTATATTGTTAGGAGGTAAATGATGATTGATTTTTATTCATTTTTAGAAACCATTAAATATGACACATATGGTAAAGTAGAAGCTTCTTATAATACAAATGCTATACAAGATTTTGATAATTGTAATGTAGTTAGGTTTGCTACAAACTTTGAAGCTTTTTTGAAGAACTTGGCAGATAACAGATTGCCTGTTGTAGAAAATCATGGAATTAAAAAGATGCTAATTGTGTTTTCTAGAAAAGAAAAAATCTATGAGACTTATGATTTGCTCTATTCTACAGAAACGGATTTGATTTCATCTATCAGTAACCCAGTAGTATGTTTTGATTCTATACATTTTATGAAGTGCTTTGATGAGTATATATCCCTTGTAATGTGGGGATATTAGAATAAGGAATCCCATAACCACAATGTGTGGTTATGGGATTTTTTTTTAGTTATCATTGTAATTAAGAGCTTTTCTAATATCCATTGCATCATAAACGATATCAATAGGAATATCTGTTAATCTAGAACTCTCATTCCAAAGCTCATATAAAGCATGAGATTCATGCTTTATATGAGATAAAGCAGTATATTCATCCATTTCTTTAACTTTCTTTGCTGAATCAGTAAGCCAAGCATATGAACTTTCTGCAAGATAGTCAAGTACCTTATTGTTGCAAATAACACCATTTTCTTTAAAGAAAACAGGCTTAACTGCAATCTTATTTCCTTCAATGTTTAAAGCAATAACACCATATTCAGCTTCATCAGGAACATTCATATCAACACTCTCTAAGAACATATTAGCGTTCATAATCTTATTCTTATGAATGTTATTTACTGTGAATGAACTCTCATTAAGCTTCTTCTGATTGTAAACATTATCCATGTCTGTAAGACGATTCTGCCAAAACTTATTAGCATCAAACTGTGATTTCTGGAAGATAGGCATGTTAACCCACTTGTTGTAATAATAATCCAATAAAGCAGCACCTTTATCAGTTACATCATCACGAGTTAAACATTTGCAATCTCCATTCTCACATTTATCACATCCGTTTTCGTTTAAAAGCTTAGCTTCACTAAGGAAGTTAAACATTGTCTTTGCACGTTTTCTAGATGGACCTGTTTTACCATTTTCATAAGCATGATTTCTGTCCGTTACAATTTCCATAACTACTATTCCTCCTGTCCTAGTTATTGATAATCTCATTTATTATATCTGTATATGATTTAACACTCATTTTCAGATATAAGAATAAAGTAAGAAGCTGTTTATAAGGCATCTTAGAAAATTGTTCGATAGTAATTATTCTTATTTTTTCTTTAGTTGACTTCATTTTGTCTTGAAGAAATTGATAAATCTTCTTTTCATTTGGAGTAAATGTTGCAACGTCAATGAAGTTGATTGAATTAAGTAATTCATCAGTAAGTTGAAGTAGATTCTTATATTCTCCAAAGAGTTTTCTTTTTTTCATGGCTTCATCAGGTGACATTTCAGAATCTCCTCCACCATCTTCAGAATCTCCTCCACCATCTTCACCACCTAAATCATCATCACCCTCATCATCTCCACCTTCATCATCACCTAAGTCATCTCCACCCATATCAGAATCACCATCAGCCATTTCTTCTAAGCCAGCACTTCCATCATCCTTACTCTCAGACATATCACTATCTTTTTCTGTAGGTTCATCCCCAGATTGATGTTCATCATCTTCTAGTAATATAAAATCTTCTAAGAACATAATGGTCTCCTTTCATTATGCACTAACTCCTTTGTGCATTTGATTATTAAGTGATTCTAATTCTTGATTTAACTTATGTTGAATCTTGATTAAAGCATATTTTTCTTCTTTCTGTTCATGTGTTAACTTCTGAAGTTTATTTAAATCATTGATTTTCTCATCAACAATAGCTTTATCAGATTTCAGTTCGTCATAGAGACGTTTTCTATCAGATAATTTTTTACCCATAGAAGCTTGTTTAGAAGCAAGGAATCCAATAGAACCTAAGATTGGTCCTAATGCAGCATAACTTACACCAAAATGAGCTGCAGTTTTAAGCATAGATTTTAATGAGTTACCATATCCATACATAAGCTCATCATTCTTTTCTGTTTCTTTCTGTTCTTTCATCTTGTGCATAAGTCTTTTAATTTTTTTAACACCTTTGTGTCTTCTTTCCTTATTAGCCATTTTCTTCTGTTCTTTGGATATTCCATTCTTACCAAATTTGGAATCACTATCTAAGGACTTCATTTTTTCAGGTTTATCTATATGATGTTTTTTATCATCATCTTCATCATTGTCACTCTCTTGAAGGATAGCAGTAGTGCCTTCAGTAAGCATATTTAATCTATCACGTTCAATCTCTTTATCAAGTTGAGCAATAAAATCTTCATTGTTCATTGTGAGTAGTCCTCCTTTCATATTTGATGAAGTAAATATAATCATTTTAATTAAATGTTCTTCCTTAATATTCTAATATCAAAACATTTAATTATACTGAAATTAAAGAAAGGGGCATATAAAAAATGGCTAAAGACAAAATTAAAGGCTATATGATTTCTGAAGATGTAACAACTTCAGTCCCAAAAGTTCTTTCAGATAAGTCAGGAGAAGTCACTAGAATTGAGACTATATTACAAGAAGGTGATTTACCTAATAGAAATAAAAGAGTTTATGCTACAAATGTTTTGAAGAAATCCTTAACAGCAGATTATGTTCAGGAGAGACTGAGGACTAAATCATGGGTTGGCGAAGCCGGACACCCATTAACTCCAACAGTTGAAAGACAGTTGTACATAGACCAATCAAATATTTCACACCTTATTACTAAGATTTGGTGGGAAGGAAATCTATTAAAAGGTATAGTTGAATGTGCTTTGACTGATAGAGGTAGAGATATGCAAGGTTTAGTCCGTCAAGGGATGCAAGTTGCTTTCTCTATGAGAGGATTTGGTCCTGTTTCTGAGAAAAAAGGTGACATTGTATATGTTAAAGACCCACTTCATATTCTGACTTATGACTGGATTTCTGAAAATTATGCTCTTATTTAATTTTTTAAACTGAATCGTAAGTAAACTAACTAATAAATTTATTAATTAGGAGGTAGTAATTATGGCTTCAGTTAAACCTTTATATGAAAGACAAAAAGATTTTATTAAAAGATTAGAACGTTTATATCCTGATTATGAACTTCTTTCAGAATATAAGGATTCTAAAACAAAAGTTACTTTAAAACATGTTCCCACAGGTGAGATTTGGAAAATTGAACCAAGAAATCTTAATGGAAGAAAACAAGCACCAAAGCTTACACAAGCTAGAATTAAAGAAAATAGAAAAAAGAATAAATATTCAACTGCTAAATGGACACAAGAAAAGTTTGAATGTGAGTTTTATAAGAAATTTTCTTTTTCTGAGTATGAAGTTGTAGGTGAGTATATCAATCAAAGTTCTTACATAGATATACTTCATAGAAAATGTGGCAAAATTTTTTCAAAGTCTACAGCTGCAAATTTATTATATCATAATCAAAAAGGTTGTCCTTTTTGTTATGGTAAAATAAAAAGAACAGTTGAAAGCACAAATAATGAACTTCTAGAAAAAGGATATGAAGATTATTCAGTTACAAAAATAAAAACTATAGATGGTCATGTTTATGGTCATTTTATACATAAATGTGAATTATGTAACAAATATGAATTTGATATGAGATTATCAGATTTCTTTTCTAAGCATAATTATAAATGTCCTAAGTGTAAAATTCTTAGTACTGAGTCTAGAGGAATTAAAGAGATAACAGAATATCTTAAAGATAATCAAATTGAATTTGAGCAAGAAGTTTCATTTGAAGAGTGTGTTGATAAAACTTATCTTCCTTTTGATATTTACATTGAATCTATGAATATTATAATAGAATTTGATGGTCAACAACATTTTAAACCTTATAAGTACTTTGGTGGAGAAGCAAAATTTAAGATTAGAAAAAAACATGATGAAATTAAAAATAACTTTTGTAAGGAATATGGAATTAATCTTTTAAGAATTTCATATAAAGATGATATACAAGAAAAATTAAATAACTATTTTGAGAATAATGTATAGTCCAGTATAAATCCTTCTAACTGCGGGGAAGCACTCGTTAGGTTCTAAGTACTAAACTAGTTCAGTAGCTAAACAATGCGAAATAGATGAATTAGTGGCAAGAGGTAACTCTCAAGGTATAGTAAAAAGTTTAGAAATAGAGAAAATCGACGCAGCAAAGTATCCTATATTGTTACATATAACCTCCTAGCAATGTTATATGTGGATATGAGTTCAACGACTATCGACCAGCTTATTATAAGGAGAAATACCTTATTTATATAAGTCAGTAGAGTAATATCCTATATGGTTTTATATTAGTGGAATGAATATAAGTAAAATGAAACGGAGGAAATTTTATTTTGGTAAAAGAGATGAAATTAAGATATAGTCTAAACAACTATAGAGATATAGAGACAAGTTTGTATACACCCATCACATAGACCTGCATATATGACTAAAGTTCTGCAGGAATCTTCTGGAGTGAATTATTTGAATAGTGAAAGTTATTTTATTCCTTTGACTGAAGATAGTATAATTTCATTTATTAATGATGAAAGTAAGAATGTTAAGAACTTAAAAGAACAGCTTGAATTTGATAAAGCTACTGCTCTTGGCTATGATAAGAAAAGAAAGCTTATCTACTTCCAAGAAGGTTTTGATATTCTTGCAGCATGTGTAGAAGATTATATTGCTAATGACTTGGACCACTATATGGCAAATCTATAAGAAAGGAGGAACTTTCAATATGTTTGATATGGAATCAGAAGTTCTTAAACTCAATGAAGGAGTTGAGGACTTTTTAAATTCACAAGATGAAGATGATGATGGTGATGGATTTGATGATTGCTATGACCCATATTCAGGAGACCCAAATGCTGGTGACAGTTTAATTTTTGGTGATAATGATGAATATGATGACACTGAAGGTGAAGAAGAATCTGAGTGTTGTAATGAATCATCAAATGAAGTTACTGCATTTATTGATGATGTCCAGAATGAAATGAAACATCTTGGTAAAGATGTTAATGATATGATTGAAATCAGAAAGATTAATCATATTATTGGTAAAGCTGAAAGACAAATGAGACGAGAAGAAAATCCTTCTGATAAGAAAAGGCTTCAAGCTCTTATTAGTTCTCTAAAAGCTAGGGTTGCTAAGAATCCTGCTTCTAAAGCTCAACAGCAGATTAATGAAGATGTTGTAAAGAGTGAAGTGTTTAGAGAATGTCGTAGAATCAATAAAGCTTTACAACGTAGTGACATGAATCCTTTACTTAAACCTTACTTTACAGAAAGTTCATTACAGTTTGTAAGTGGTGAAGATGGTGATGGTTTTGATATGATACTGCTTAACTCTGAAGCTATCAATAATGAAGCTATGTTAGCAGAATTACCTGACCGTTATGCAAATAACTTGAAATACTTATCTGAAACTGTAAATGATATTCTTAAACGTGATGGTTATGAAGGAAGACTTGAATTAGTTGATTATACAGAAAGTAATGAACTAATGGAGTTTGGTAATACTCTTAAGAATAAGTATCTGAATTGTGGTATTCGTATCTACAGTGAAGAAGGAGAATTCGAACTGAATAAAGCTACTACCATGAGAAATGATATTCCTTGGGAAGAAAGAAATAATCGTAAACAGAATCTTGATATTTCTGCTTCTGATTATTACAAGATGTTTGATGACCCTGCAGGTGCTACTACAAGAGAATTAAGAGCTGAAGTTACATCTGAAGCTGATGATGATAAGTTTATTCCTAATACTTTCAATAGACTTGATAACAACTATATCCTTAATAAGTCAGTATCAGCTAGTGATGATTTATATGAAAGTGTAGACTTCATGAATAACTTATCTGATGATGGTAAGCGTGCTGCTTATACATTATTAAGGGAACAAGGTTTTATTAAAGGGAGTTGATAACTTATGGCTATAATGAATCCTACAATGGTATTACAATACATTGAGATGAATTTAGGTGCAACCATTCAAGTTTTGGAGTTAACTCCTGAAGATATTATGAAAGTAGTTCAAGAACAGACCATCCCATCTTTCAGCCAATATTATCCTTATTATGCTAAAGTAATGATAGACCCTAAAAGGGATAAAGTGCCTAATAGAATATGTACTTATTATATTAACACAGATTTGGATTTACTTGGTGTAAGTAAGTTATTGATTGAAAACTATATGGGTGGTACTGGTCTTCCTATAGTTGCACCTTATTTTACAAATCCAGTAGACCGTCAGATTATAGCTGATACTACTTCAATGTATTATCAACCTTTTACTTTTGATTTTGAAACTCCAAATATTCTTTCAGTATTTCCTAAGACAAATTTCTTTGGAGAATTTATGATTGAAGTGAAAGCGTTACATCCTAGTCATCTGTCTACAATTCCACTATCTATGAGAGCAGAGTTCTTAGAATGTGCATTATATGATGTACGAATAGCTATATATCCTATTCGAGAACGTTTCCGTAACATCAATACTACATTTGGTAGCGTTGAGTTATTTATGGAAAAGCTTGATAGTGCAGCAGATGATAAAAAACAGCTTATTGAAAAGTGGAGGCAACACTTCGCAAAAAGCAGTAAGAAAAGAAAAATGTTTATAGGTTAGTAATCTTTTATGTCTTAATTAGGGAAACAATTTAATAGAAATTTTAATTGAGTTTCAGTTGTCAAACCCTTTTATTTCATTTTATAATATAGACAATGAACATTTAATTAAATTACATTAAATTTTTCAATATTATATTAAAAATTTTTGAAAGGAGGAAGTTGTATTAATGTAAGACCCAGACTTGGGCAACCAAATACAACGACAGTAAAATGGACCATATTGAGTACAGACAAGCTCAGAGACCAGTTATGAATGATGACTTCTCTGGTATGCTTCGTGAGACTGCAGAATTCTTTTCTGATAAAGGTATTAATATGACAAATCCGACAGGTTTCTCTGAAATTCTGTCTGAACAGACTTTGTTTGATAGCTATAAATCACATCTTTGTGAGGGTATGGAAGCTGACCAGATTGAAAACTTTGACCAGCTTATGAATAACTCTCGTGTAACAATGCTTCAAGAAGCAACAGTAGACGGTATCCAGCAGATTGCAGGACTGTCTATGCCTACGATTCGTAAGATGTGGGCAAAGGTAGCTCTTAAGCATGCAATTCCTACTCAGGTAGTTGCAACACCGAGATTTGCTATTTCTTATACAAAGGCTTATTTGTTTGATGGTGATGGAAATCGTTATGAGCTTCCTAATGCTATCAATGAGCTGAATAACCAAAGAGCAGAACTTCCACGTATTTCTGGAGAGCCGATTTCTATCAAGCCTACGCTTGAAGATGAAGACCTCTTCCAGTATTTCAGTGTTCCGCTTTCAGCAGAAAAGAATGATTCCATTGATAAGATTTTCTATATTGAAGATGTTATTGTTGAAGCACCTGTTCTTCCTGCTTCTGATGAGCAGAATGAGACTGGTGAAGATATCACTGGTGAGGAAGTACATGTACGTGTACATATTAAGACAGACCAAGAAGCAGTACTGAAAGGTAAAGTTTCCATCCCAGTACGTGTTACTGATGAAACTACTGGTGCTGTTACAGAGTATGGTACTATTAATGATAGTATCTTCGGTCAGGTTGACTATACTAACGGTACAATTACTTTGCTTTCTACAAAGGGTATCATTGATAAAGTTACGCTTAATGCTAGAGCTTCTCAAGAAACGAATGAGCAGGGTGAAAGCGTAAGCTTCGATGTTCTTACTAAGGACATCACGATTGGAGTAGGTACTCACCTTAATGCTCCACTGCCTATCGAATGGTTGCAGGATACAATGGCTATCTACAACATCGATGGTGCTGCAGAAGTTGTTGATATTATGTCTCAGACAGTAGCTCAGAAACTTGAGCTTGAGATTTACAACTTCTTGGTTAACTCTATTGCAGTTAACAATGTTCCGTACATTGGTGAATTCAATGTAATTCCGTCAGCAGGTTATAACGGAACTCCTAAGTCTTGGAGAGAAGAATTGAAGACTGTCATTGATTACTATGCAATCAAGATGAAAACTGACTGCAAGTTCCATGGTGGTAAGTTTATGATTATTGGTAATCCGATTGATATGCAGCTACTTCCGAATGTTGATTGGGTATTTAATCATACTTCAGACCAGATGTCTGGTGTAGATGTATCTTTCAATCTCGGTGCCTTTAGTGGCGCAAATCGTTACGAGATGGTTTCATCTGACCTGATTCCAAACGGAGCATTTATCATGTTCTTTGTTCCGGGAATAGACAGGCTAATGACATATAAATATTATCCTTACACCTTCAACGTTGAACGTGGTTACAGAGACCCAAATATGCCTAATGTACCATCTATTATGATGACAAAGAGACATACCATTGAGGAATTCACGCCTCTCATTTGTCGAATTGACATCAAGAACAATGTTGGTGTTGTACCTTCAACACCTGGCTATTAATATCAACCTTGATATTTCTAAGTATAAATTATTTGCCCCTAAGAGAAATCTTAGGGGTGATTTATTCTTATTTATTAGTGTAAATCCTTTTAAAGTAAAAATATATATTATAACTATGTAATAAATAAGATTAATTAAAATATTTTATATTTTTAGAAAGGAAGTGTTATAATATGCCAAAGAAAAGATATTATGATTTTAAAACTTTTTCAGATTATGTTACTAATGAAACTAATGGAGAATATTCTGTTTATAGCAATGAATATATTAATTGTCATACTAAAATAAAAATTAAACATAATGTTTGTGGTAATGTATTTAGTATGTTACCAACTTGTTTTAGTGGAGGAAATAGATGCCCAAAGTGTGCAGATGTTTCTAGACAAAAGAAAATTAAAGCTAGAAGAAAATCACCAGAACAATTTAGACAAGAGGTTTATGATTTAGTAGGTGATGAATATAGTGTATTAGAAGATTATATTAATAGTAAGACTAAAGTAACTTTAAAACATAATACTTGTGGTAATAAATACCAAGTTGCACCTTATCACTTTTTAGGTGGAAGACGATGTCCTAAATGTGCTCAACTTAGTAGAACTCATAATCTTAGAAAATCACCAGAACAATTTAGACAAGAGGTTTATGGTTTAGTAGGTGATGAATATAGTGTATTAGAAGATTATATTACTAATAGAACTAAGATAAAGATGAAGCATAATAAATGTGGAAATATTTGGAAAGTAAGTCCTTATCATTTTCTTGATGGTAAAAGATGTCCTAAATGTTCTAGGTCTAAAGCTGAAGAAAGAATAGCTAATTACTTAGATAAACACAATATATCTTATGAATCAGAAAAGCGTTTTCCAGAATGTAGGGATAAACATCCTTTACCATTTGATTTTTACATTGAATCAATGAATATGCTTATTGAATTCGATGGATTACAGCATTATGAAGAATCAAATTTTGGTTGGGGAGCAATGACTTTAAAAGAGTATCAAGAACATGATAAAATCAAAACAGAATTCTGTAAGGATAATAATTTTAACTTAATTAGAATCCCATATACAGAATATGACAACTTAGAAAAGGTATTAGACACTATATTTAAATAAGAAAGGAGTATATACATTATGAAAAAAGTAACTCATGAAGATTATTTAGAAAAATGTAAACCTTTATTAGAAGAAGGTTATGAAGTATTATCTGAATATACTAGAGCAAGTGATAAGATGAATTTCAAATGTCCTAATGGACATAAGTTCCAACGTATTGCTAAAGACTTTATTAGATATGGTACATGCCCTTATTGCTCTGGTAAACATCAGTATACACCAAAAGAATTTAAACAAAAAGTAGAACAAATAACACATAAGAAATATACTGTATTATCTGATTATATCAATACAAGTACTAAAATAACATTTAAACATAAAGAATGTGGATATAAGTTTGATATGACACCAACTAACTTTTTGAATGGTGAGAGATGTCCTAAGTGTGCTAGAGTTAAAATTATACAAGTATGTAAAGTAAATGCTGAAAATAATACAAAAACAAATGATACTTATCAAGAAGAATTAAAAGAAATGGTAGGAAGAAGATATTCTACTTTAACTAAATACCAAGGTAAAAGAAAATCTATTACCTATAAGCATAATAAATGTGGAAATATATTTATATCTAATCCAGACTACTTTAAATCTTCTTTTTTAAAAGGATATGAACCTTGTCCTTTATGTAAAGAAGCTAAAGATGTTTCCAATAAAGAACTTGAACTCAGAAAATTCATAGAATCCTTTTATACTAAGAAGATTATATATAATGATAGAGTTTTGCTAAATGGGAAAGAATTGGACATCTATCTTCCTGAAGATAATTTAGCTATTGAGTTCAATGGATTGTATTGGCATAGTCAAGAGGTATCAAAAGGTAAATGTGGGATTCATTATCATCTAGATAAAACGGAAGAATGTGAAGCTAAAGGTGTAAGATTAATCCATGTGTTTGAGGATAACTGGGATAATCATAATGCTCAAATCAAATCTAAGATTAAGTATATACTACATGAATCGGAAGACTTAGAGAGGATTAGAGCAAGTAAATGTTATGTAAAGGAGATTTCAGTAGATAAGAAGAATAAGTTCTTAAATACACATCATATACAAGGACAAGACAAATCAACTACATATAACTTAGGGTTATTCACTAAGGAAAGAAAACAGTTAGTTGCAGTTATGACATTTACTATTATGAAGAATAAGTACAACCAAGAGAATGATTATAATCTATCTAGATTTGCTTCTCATAATAAATACATTGTGAATGGGGCATTTAGTAAGTTATTAAAGTATTTCAAAGAAAACTATGAAATCAACGATATTTATACATTTGCAGATAGAACTTGGAGTATCGGAGATTTGTATGATAAGAATAACTTTGTTGTAGATGCTTATATAAGACCTGACTATAAATACTATAACCACATGGAACATGAGTTAGGATTACAGCATAAGTTTAATTTCCGTAAAGATAAACTAGCTAGGTACTATCCAGATGTATATTCAGATGATAAAACTGAAAAACAGATTATGCAGGAGCTAGGGTATGTGAGAGTTTGGAATTGTGGTTTAATAAGATATAAGCTTGTGAAATAGTAATTTTACTAAGTTTATTCATATATTATTAATATGTAACTTATTGGCTTACTTTTAAAAACGAAATGGAGGAAATCAATGATGAACAACAATTTTACTAAGTTTGGAGATTTGTCAAGTATTATGAAAGGAGGTAGCTTTGGCAATAACCCATATGGTTTAAGAGATTTCTCTATGAACCGACAAATGGCTGATATAGCCAACATCAACAAGATGAGAAAGCTTTCAGAATCTAAGAATCCTGCTGATAGAGCAATAGCTGTATTATTGTCTGCAGGTGATTATTCAGATGAGGAAGTAATTAACATGCTTGCTGATATTGTGTTTTTAATAAACACACCAAGACACACGAAAACAAGGGATGTGCGTAGATACATGGATTCAGGTCAGAAGTTCTATGATGTTGAACTGAAAGATGTGTCAAAAGCACTGGCAAGTGTAAGGAAGTTTGATGATGAATACAGAAGTATTATGAGTTTCAAGAAGTCTTTTTCTATGGGGAAGATAATTAAACATCTTGAGGAACTTGAGTTCATTCTCAAACGACTAAGCACAATCAACCCAGCTTTTACTACGATTAAGTCTGTAAACACTACATCTAAGCAAATGATTGTAAGCAACTTGGAAGAGATGGAAGCTGTTATGGACTTATATCACGATATGGTGAAACGTAGTAATGGACAACTGAAAACATCAGAGTTATTCGACGAGATATCAGAAACTTGTCCATTACCATCTTTACGTTTGGCAATCAAATCTGGTAAAGTGTATGAAGAATCAGATGATATCTTTTATCAGCTCTTTGATTTTCGAATGATTGGTGGAGAGTTAAGGGTTATTTCTAACGCTGTAGCATATAAGACTGAAGAAGAAGCTGCAAAACATTTATCTGAGAGACTTCCAGTTCGGGAAGCAGTTACTTCAGAAGTTGGCATTGTTAAGAAGTTAGAAGAAAATGCAGTTCCACATATTGATGAAGACAACTTAGCAAACGTCAAATGGTATGAATTCGATAATGTGGAAGCAATTTTTGGGATGGGAGCAATCTTAGACAGATGTGTTTCTGTTGAGGACATTTTAGTTAAGTCCAATGAGAAACGTAAAGGTGTCTATGAGGCATGTGCTGCTCATATGTTTGCTGGAGCTGCATACTTCCTAATCATTAACTTCATTCTTCTTCATCCAATCCAAAAAGAACGTAGAAGAAAAGAGAAGAAAGAAGTTAATGCGAAGCAAGAAACTAGAAAAAGGGTAGGGAGTACTCCGAAGAAAAGAAATAATCTGTTAAGCCAGATTTCTAATCTTCGTAAGGAGTATGAACGAAAAGAGTTAGGTTTGGATAATGTACAACACCATGATGGCTCTGCTCATAGCTATGAGTATGTGCGTAGGGGTCATTGGCACACTTATTGGAGAGGTCATGGAGAAGATAAGAAACCAGTTAGGGTTTGGCTGGAATCAACCACATGTTGTGCTGGTCGAGGAGAAAAGGTTGTAAGTGCTATAAGACCTGTATTCCAAGATTTAGAGGGTAACATTATAGTCAACAGTGGAAAGTAGTACCAAGGGGAATGGTAGAAATATCATTCCCTTTCTTTTTAGATAAATAACTTAAGGGAAACAAAAAAACTTAAAAAAAGATAGGATTTTTTAATAATGGAAGAAAATGTTATGGACTTTTTGTCTATGTATTCAGTCTTTAATGACTGGTTGCAAGTAGTAAGAGTGGTAAGACCATTTCTCAAGAAGAAACTGAAACCAGAAGAATTGTTTGAGTGTTATGAGGATTTAGGACTTCTTCACAGGAATAATCCTCTTGTCTTGAAAGAGCTTCAATTTAATTTTGAGCTTTGTTATAATAATTTTGATGATTTGGTTGAGGATTTTACAGAAGAACTTTCTATTGGTTTTAATCACTTAGTTCCAATGCACTACTCTTTTAATGAGCTTGTTGAGTTTTTTAAAGAGCATTGGTTTGATTACGGAGAAACTGTTGGTTATGTAGTAGCTAAAAGTTTTGTGGATGATGATTTATTTTCTACAAAGCGTTCTATGGAAAACTATAACGATTTCGTTAATGATTTTCTGGAATATGTCTATGTTCCGACACAAGTCTCCGATTTGTATATAAAAGGTGGAGATTTCAAAGTGTTTTGCTTTCTATTCAAAAATTTCATAAGAAATAAATTTTATAGTAGAACTAGAAAGGAATAGGACGGGTAAATGACGTTAAAAGAATTAGCTAAGGACAAGAACCTTGTAGGTTATAACAATTTAGAGGTATATTCGGGGTATACACCAATAACAGATGGAACATCATTGGCAGAATTATCACCTCAAATGCAAAAGATTCTATTAGAATCTAATGTAATTTCTTACAATCGGGAAGGTAACATTTTTCATGTTTTGATTGATGGGGAAATAAAGGTTAAGACACAAAAGGTGATTACTTGTAGGATTAAAGGTAAGGAGAAACCTATTAAGGAAGTCAAGAGGGTAAAATTCAAAGGAACGACCTTAAGAACACATGAAAGACTGAAAAGCCATTGCAGATTGAATGTGTAATATTCCTTTGAACAAGCTAATTATTAAGTCAAAGGAGGGTTTAGAATTATGGCTAAACCAAATACAGTTGACCATATAACAGAAGACAATGTTTTGCTTTATGAAAAGCAGAACATTGTTCAGAATGAAGTTATCAAACAAGGTGATGACAGAACGTTTGTAGCTTCAGGATTCAAAATCTTTCGGGTTGTAAGACCTACGAAGGATGGAGGTTTCAGAGAATTATGTCAGTATGATTATGAAAAAGATTGTATTGACTTATCAAAGCTTCACAACTATCAAGGTTGGTATATGGCTTCAGTTGATATTGATGCTTATAACAAAGAAGACTTTGTCTGGAACTGTATTAGGATTGATGAAGGTTCTGAAGATAGTCAGGTCTTCTCAATCAGCGAGAACAGAAAGTGTACTGATGAAGAAGTTGAGATACTTAATAGGTTATTCCCAGAGTATTTTGACCACGCTTTCAAGTCTCATTAAACAAGTCAAGAGCTAGAATGGGTTTTATACTCATTCTAGCTCTTTTTATTATAATTTCATAGGAAACTTTAAAATAAAAGGAGGTTTAGTATACAATGACAAAAGACATAAACAAGTATAAGTTTCCAACAGCATATTTTTTTAATGATATTATTGCTTTCATGAAGCATTTTATTGATGTTAGTCCACATGAGTATTTGGCTAGTCCAATTTTCAATGGATTATTTGTAAGTAACACAAAAAACATAGAACTACCAAAAGAACTAGTTTTTGATTACACTGTTACTTATCGTGATTTTATATATGAATTGGAAAAGGAATCTGGATATACAGATAACAAAGGTCCTTCTATAATTAGTGCTTTATGGGAGTTTGCAAATAGTTTTACCTTTAATAATGATACTTATGAATTCGGAGAAGAAAAAAGCATGGCATCCTTGACGATTGGTAGCAAAAATTGTCAAGTACTTGGAAGTGTGTTTACAGAGTTTTTAAATAAGGAATCCTTAAGACTTAATTCTGATAGATATATTTATATAACTTATTGGGCATTGTTATCTGTATTCTTATCCAAAAGACTTAGTAAAGCACATGTTGACCTTGATAATTATATTGGACGACTATCTATGTTTTTCAATTACGATATAGTCAACATGCCATCAGAGTTAATGAATAAAGCATTTCTAGCATTCAATGAATGTTTAGAGTTTATACTGAAATATAGTGATTTACTGATGACAAAATTTCTTATAGAAAATGTGTTATCAGTAAAAGATGATTTAAGCCATCTTAAACGATTTACACTTGAACTTAATAAAGTGATAGATTCTGAAGTGCTTAAGAAGTATACTGATTTGACTATGGAATTTGATATTCTTACAATGGAGTTTGGAAATTTCGTCATTGACTATCAGTATGCTACACGAAAAAATTTAACAGGATGTTGGTTTTTAAAATGACAAAAGTTCTTAATTTTGAAGATTTATTACAATACAAGTATCCTACAATGACATACTACAACTGTTACTTGAATGATACACCTGTAATGGAAAAAGTAATAGAAACTGGTGACTATTATCCAGCAAAACAAACAATAGCTAATCATACAGGATTTAATTTAACTAAAGATGACATTTTCAATCTCGATGTAACTTACCATGATTTCTTGTATAATAATAATCTTAATTTAGATAAAACTGGACAAGGTATGAATTTTCCTTATTATAAAAGGGAAATATCTGGAATAAGACCTACAAGTAATGGTAGTTCTGAGAGTTTTGTTAGTTATGATGGTTCTACGTATGCTGGCATTTTAGAAACAGATTTAGTACTAAGAGATTTGAATACCAAAATGTCTCTATTTAAAGAGTATGATGATTCAAGAGTAGAGAACTTTTTGTGTTTTTGGTGTTCATTAGCACACGCTTTGTATGAAGAAATGTCATTACAGTTGTTTGATATGAAGGCTAAAAGAAGTATAAATGAAAGTCTTAAAGAAATAGTAAACTTTACTTATGACTTTCACAAGTATTTGCTTTATGAAGGTCTTGCATATAACTGTATTAGACTTGCATATTATATTGAAAATCCGTTACCAGATAAGAATCCTTTGTATCCTAAAAATGATGAATCTTGGAAGGAAGTAATTACTAAGTTACGTAAACTGGTAGATATTTACAATATGGAATCTCAGAACCTTGAAGGAGCTTTACCTATAACAGAAGAAGCATATAAGGATTTAACTTATTCCTATACGGAAGAATAATTAGCTATGATTAATTTATATAGAACAATGGGACACTTGTTGTTGAATTAACAGGAGGAAATGAAAAATTGGATAAAAATAATTCTATGAGAATTCATATGGACGTATTTGAGAGATACTATTCAAAGGAAGCATATGTAAAGCAAAATAACAAAGAAGCTAGAAATCTTAGAAAGAAAATTCTTAAAAGTGAGTATCCTGTGTTAGAGTTTTTTAACTTTTACTTGAATACTCACTTTACAGAAATCACTGGTGCAAAAACAAGGATTTCACGATGTGAGCTTAATTTAACTAAGGAAGAATTATTTGACTTAGAAATTACTTACAGAGATTTCTTAAGTATGTGTATAGAAGTAACAAATGTTGGATTCTTTATACCTAATTCATCTAGGAACTTTTTGTTCTATACTAGATGGCACTCAAAAAAGGAATGTGGTATTCATAGTGATACTACTATGTATGGTGTGAAAGACGCAAGAGCAACTTTACAGCAAATGATATCCGAAAGGTTAACAGATGACTGTAAAATGAATTTATGTTTTTGGGCAGTTGTATCATCAAACTTAGTTGATTTGCTGATAAATTTAATATTTGCATATCGACATAATTATGGAGGAGGGGGAATGATTAAAGGAAGGGGTATGGTCAGCCATCTATTAAAATTACTTAACAATATGGGTTTTCAAGATGTAATAGACTTCATATATGCTTTTAGGAAATATCTAATGTATGAAGGTCTAGCATTTGTATTATTCAGGCTAATGGTATCTATACGTAAATATGAGGATACTGACTATTGTGAGCAACATTCAAAAACCTTTGAAAAAATGAAGGATATGATACAAGAGTATCAGCAGTATGCAATAACACGACAAGCAATGAAAGATAATGTTGTAGACGCATTTACAGACCCATTAGTATTAAGACAAGATAGGTGGATTAGAGACGACGATTAATAAAAGGAGGAGCATTTAATATGACACAAGAAGAAGCAGAAAGAAATCATAGAGAAGCTCATAGAATTCTAGTAGAAGGACAAAAAGTTGTAACTAGTAAATTTCCTATTTTGGAATTCTATAATTACTATATAAGTCAAACATGTGATGTACTTGTGAATTTGTATCAGAAAGTTAAACTGAATGAGGAAGAACAGTTTAACTATAATGTCACTTACCATGATTTTTTAGCAAGTGATATGACACACATTAATATTCTTGCTGATGTAAAAACATTATTTTTACGTGATGCAGTTTACTATATAAGACCTTTGGATTTTATTAGTAATGAAGAATATCAAGAAAAGAGTACTAAATATGCTGTAAAATATGTTTTAGAACTTTTTAAACAGCTATTATTTAAAGCTAGTGAAAGTGAATTAAAATTTGAGGAGTATTTTTATTACTGGGCTGCTTTAGCATCTAGAATATTTGAAATACTTCAAGAGTGTTACATTTCTTATTCAAATAGCTTTAGAATAAAAGTTCCTTTAAACTTCTTATTTGGTAAAAGTATGTCAACATTTCTTGAAACCATAAATTTTATTTGTGATTTTAAGGAGTATTTGCTATTTGAAGGAGTTGCATACTATTTTAATAGGTTTCTTATGCTGTTTGAAGAAGAATATATACACCTAAACATTGGAGTTATGGGTGATACTATAAAAAGAATGATAAAATTATTGGAGGAGTATAATGAATATGCAAGAGAATGTGAAGGAGCAAAAGTCTTTGACTGCGACTTATCCAACGTTAGAATATTACAATCACTACTTGAATAATAGTGAACCAACATCTAGCTATGTTGCTATTGATGACATGAGCAAAGAAGAAAGATTTGACTATGAAGTTACTTACAAAGATTTTATAGCTAAATTTAGTGAGTTCATTAATAAGCGACTAGAGGGATATTTAGGTGGGCATAATTTAATTTGGAGTACACAGTTTGACTATTATTCAAGAGATAAGAAGATTCTTAATATGGATACTGAAAGATTAATTGAAGAAATGACTTCAGGAAAAGGGGTAACGACTTATACTGCAATAAGCAATGCCTATGAAACAATGATTATGGCTTTAAGAGGATGGCAAGAGCTTTGTAATAAAAGAAATATAGAAGAGCCACTTTATATATCTGGTATGTTAACTTACTGGATTATCTTGGCTAATGAAATTTATATAAAACTAGTTCGAGCAACAGTCATAATTGAAAATAGTTTCATATGGTCTTTATCAACTGAGTTAGACACAGAAATGTTTTTTGAGACAATAGATTTTATCTATCAATTTAAGAAACTAGTTATGTATGAAGGGATTGCAAAGAATCTTTATCTTATATGTGCTTTGCTAAAAGACCCTACACAAAATGGCACAATAACAGATGCTTACTATATTACTCAGTATGATGGAAAATGGAGGAAAACATTATGGAAGATGGAGGATTTACTAAATGACTACAACAACTATGCAAGAAACTGTGAAGGAGCAAAACTATTTATACCCACCAGTAGTACAGAAACCAACTTATGAGAAATTTCCAATGCAGAAGTTCTTTTTAAGTCCAAATGAATTTGTTAATGAAAGAACAGGTAAAAATGTTTGTCCTGTTGACGAAAACCCACAATGTGAAGAATTGTTTGATTTGGATATAACTTACAAAGATACTGCTGCAGTTATTTTTGCTAGAACTGTAAAGTTAGTAGATACATTTAATGGTAGACTGGAATTACAAAGGAACTGTTCGCCAAGTGTTAATTATATTGATAACGTGATTACTAACTTACAAAGTTTTATCAGTTTTGTTAATGCTAGAGACAAACATCAACAATCTGGAATTCCAGTATTACCATTGAATAATTACTTTATGTATTGGGTTGCATTAGCATTAGGAATTCACAATGAGATATGTAAAATATCTCATAAAACAAATGCTGGATACGGTTCAGCTACACTTAATAGAATATTACATGGTTATAAAAGAGTTTCAAAAGAAGAAAAGGCTACACTTGGTGCTGGTGAAAATAGCTTTTTCAGAGGTACATTTGAAGAAGACTTTGAATGGTTTGAAGAATTATTTCAGTTCTTTATGACTTTTCGTTATCGACTAGCATGGACTGGACTGATGAATACTATAACAGCTTACTTTTCAAGTGTACTGAAGCTTTCTAATAACTTTGATGAAGTTAATAAGATAATATATGAACATCCAGATTTGCAAAGAGGTTACTTCGAATTTATGGAATTTAGAGAAGAATACCTAAAAGGAATTTGGCAACCAAGAAAAAATTAAGAATTAAAAGGGAGAATACACCATAATGGTGTATTCTCCTGTTTTATTAAAATCGTAAAATTACCTTTTTTTTTATATATTATCGTTATAGAATCATGTAGGTTATTACATAAAACAAAAAAAAAAAGGAAAGGCAAGAGGTTAACGTCCAGACCTCTTGAATGGTGATTATTATGGATAAATTCGTATTCGAGGTATGGCAGAACCTCGATAAAAAAGTTTCTGCACAGAAAAAGGGGAGTGGTGTAGTAGTTTCTGTAAGAATCAAAAACTACTCCCCTAGTCAGCTTTCAGGTCTGAAAGCTGACATGGAGCTACGAAATATGAGTGCTGTTATGTTCAATCTTGAGCGTAACGGTAAAGTCGTACTCCATGACTTTCCCGAATTCTTTATAAAAGAGTTCGGGGCAAAGGATGCAATTATATTCGCAAGAGTATAATTGCATCCTTTGTAAACAGAATAAACATTAGTTTTTCTGTACCTGATAACGAGGTTTCTTTTTTTTTTCTATATACCTCCATAATTATACATTCAAAGCTTCTGTTTTTCTCTTAAGGTCATTAAGTTTCTTTAAATGTTCTGTGGTCTTATGTTGTACTGACTTTCTTTGAGATATTAATCTACTAGCTTGGATTGCAGTAAGTCCCAACCCAACTGCCAAAGCAGCTCCTCCAGCTCCAGCAGCAGTAGCTCCAGCTTTAGCTATTTCTGTTCCAGCAGCAGTAGTTGCAGCTCCAGCAGCTCCACCAGTTGATACTGATAATAAAGCTCCAGTTTGTGCTACAGCTTTACCTGCTTTGGCAACTTTTATACCATCATATAAAACTTTGCCACCTATTGCAGCACTTCCTACAGCTGTAGCTCCAGTAGCTATTTCATTAGCTTTTCCCCAAAAACTAGGGTCTTGAATTTTTGTAACTACAGATATAGAACGATTAATACGTCCTATTAATCTTTTCTTCTTAGCTGGCGTATCACAATGCTTGTAATCGTCTTCTAGCTGTTTAATACGACCTTCACTTCTACCTGTTAAATATTCTTTAGCAATATATACAGGGGTTTCAATATTGGTTTCTTCTGAAAGTATCATTGCTTCTGTTTCATTTAATAAAGGTGTAGATATTGAATATCCTTGCCTTTCTTGATAATCAACAAAAGAATCCTCTAAATAAAGGTCATCTTCAAATAGAGATTCATCGTTAAAGTAGTCCATGTGTGTTACCTCACTTTCTTGCTGTTATATATTAAAAAAAAATATTTCCCTATTCTAAATTAATAGAATAGGGAAATATTTGATGTGTCTGTGCGTTTTGATTATTCAACAAATAAAAATGTGTAATTATTTGTGCAAAGATTGTTGGTGAGTTTAATAAAAAACAAACTCAAACATTATATCACCCATATTGTCTCTAAATGATTCATAGTAAATTAATCCTACCAAATGCTTTTCCATGCTCTAGAAACACTCAAAGCCAATGTACTTATATACGTGCAGGTTTTTACCTTTAAATCACTTACAAGAACGGATAACTAATTTTGTACGAATATCACACAACTTAATAAAAGAGGTTTGCTGTTCGAATTTGGTGTATTGCATATAATAATTTTTAAGTGTATGTCTGTTGTTATGATTCTTTCATATAGTTACATGACATTCCTACAATAATTAGTTTCCCACAATTTTACATACAAAAAGTTTTCTTATAAGGTTGTTAACCAAGTAAATCTTTCAGCTCTGCACATGTTATAATCTTAACACCTTTCTCTTTTGCTTGTTTATTCTTAACAGTTCCAGAGTTAGGATTCTCAGTAATTAAGTAGTTAGTCTTTCCACTGATACTTCCAGTCATCTTATGACCTTTACTCTCGATATACTCTTTCAACTCAGTTCTATCTTTGAAGTAGGTCTTGTTAGTATCACCAGTATGAACAAAGATTAACTGATTCTCTACTTTATCACGTTTGATTGTCTTAAATTTAACATGAGCAAGTATACCATTCAGTACAGAATTATATTCAAGTAAACCTTCAGAAACTCTCTTTGTCATAATACCACCGATACCATCCAAATTGTTAATTCTTGTCTTAAATTCATCTGACTGAACAAAGTCCTTATCACAAAGACTATCCAAACTACATTCAGACAGAATAATCTTAGCTTTATCTCTACCTAAGTTTTCAATACCTAATCCAGCTAAGATATCATAATCATTAGGAACTGACTGTTTAATTGCATCAATAATGTTCATAGCAGAACCTTCACCTAACCCTTCTACTTGAGAGACATCACGATATTTCAGATTATACAAATCATCAATCGTTTCAATAAGTCCTGCTGAGAATAATTTCTGTAATGTAGAAATCTCAATTCCTTTAATTCCTACTGTTGTTGTATAACGATTTACCTTACCGATTTTCTTCATAAAGCAATCGTCATTATCACAATATACAAAGGTTTCTTCTCCCTTATCATTCTTATGAATTCTAAGTTTACCAAAGCATACTGGACACTTCTTGATGAATGGTACTGGTTCAACTTCATCATTCTCAGGTACATTAAGTTTCTCAACATAAGATAATACCTCATTTCTGTACTGAACCATAATCTTAGTACCAACACCTAGTGGTTGTAACTCTTTAAACCGCTTATAGTTAGCGATTGAAGTCTTAGTCTGCTTTGCACCATTGAAATATACTGGTTCATAGGTAACTGATGGAGTAACCTTACCAGAGCCATTTGGTGAAGCTTCAAATACTAATCCTGTAACTACAGATGTTTTCTCCATGTAAGGGAATTTCAATGCACAGCTCCACTTAGGACTTCCATTAGCAAATCTTCCTAATTGCTCTTTGATATCGTCATCAATAAATTCGATTACAATACCATCAATCATGTATCCTAATTCATCTTCACTGTGGTTTCTCATGTCAATCATTCTGTCATAGAAATCCTGAATATTACCTAAGATTTCTTTAAAGTTACCCTCATAGAGTTCTCCATCAAATTCAATCTCTTTAGCAAAGAGTTCATCCATCATTTCAAGCTCATCTAAACGATTAAGCTTCTTATTTGAAATCTGTACTGCTAAAGGAACTAATGTAAGATACTTCCTATACTTAGCTCCTTCTCCATCGCCCATTGCTAAAATTCCTGCTACTGAAGAACGAGGATTTACATAAGGCTTTTCTCCTCTAGCTTCCTGTTCAGCTACTAACTTATAATAGTTCTCATAAGTCATCATAACCTCGTATCTTACACCCATGTCATCCTTAAATGGAATAGTTTCTTTAGAAAAGATATCAGTTAAATCCTTACCTAAATCATTATCTCCTCTAGATAAGAATCTTTTTGCTTTCTTCTCCTCAAACTCTCCTTCAGCAGAGTTACCATCATATTTCTTAGATACTAGTATTTGAATATCTTCCTTTTTACTAATACCTAATTCATTAAGGCAATTCTCCAACCAATCAGTAACATCATCCATATTAGGGAACTTATAGTCAATAGTACCTGTTAAGTTCTCAAACTTATGTTTAGCATTTACATTCTTCTGACCTTTCTTTCCCTTTCTAGGTTTAGTAGCTGTTTCATAAGTCTTACCTGACAACTTCTTATAGGTAATACAAGCTCTGTCAAATTCATCATCTGTCATTACCAATTCACCTGAATTATAATAAGCATCAGAAGCCTTATCTAATGTCTTTTTCAAGTCTCTTATCATTTTCTCTTTATTAACATCCATTTCGTTATACCTCCATTAAAAACAAGTGGTAGGATAACTTAGTATCCTACCACTCAATATATTAATCATTTTCTTCATCTTCGTCATTACAACCAAGAGATTCAAATATTTCTTCTGCTTCCATCAAATCATCACTTGACATAAATGTGTCATTGCAATCTTCTTTACTCTGTACATTCTCTAATGAGATGGCTGCTAACTCAGTCTTAACAATCTGTGAAGTTATTGACTGAGATTTATTCAACGGTTCAATCTTCTCAATATTGAATGGGTCTTTTGCTGTGATAATCTGATTTATCATGTTCTTACGTTCTTCAGGATTACTTGAGTTCTGAGACAAATATCTCATTACAGGTTCAATGTTATTCGTTGTCAATAATGATGTGAACTCCATTTCACCTACTCTTACTGGTGTACGTGAGAACAACGCTGTATGATGTTTAAAGTTGTTATTCTTAGCTGGTACATTGTTAATGGTTACATCACCTGAACTTCTGATTGATGTCTTAGACTTAGGGTCATGCTTTAATCTGATAAAGAACAGCTTACCCATAATCATGGGTGTTTCAATCTCCTGACCCATATAACTCATTGTATAAGGTTCGAAACCATAATGGTCATACAACTCATTCATCATATCTGGTGTTACATTACCGAAGAATGGTGGCTGATGAATAAATAGTCCATACTGATACCACTCTCTTATTCTTCTTTCTTTTCTATTGATGTCTGCATGTTTCCATTCTTTTTTATAGAACTTATACTGTGTATTGAACTTAGTTTCCAGTATCTTAAAGAATGGAAGAATGTATTCAAACTGTTCATCGATGTCCTCAATATCTTCAGCTTGTCTTAACACACAATCACCAATAAAGTTTAATTCCTGCTCATAGAGCTGTGCAATGTTCTCACGTCCGACAACACCAGTGGGATTAAGACATACATCTGCATGAACACCATACTCATTTGTTGGCATGTTCTCATCTTCTTCGATAGAAGAGATTACCCCTTTGTTCGGATATTATTAACGTATAGTTTTTTATCTATACTTCTGGAGGTTTCCCTCATTTTCATTGATTGGTCAATTCCAATCCAGCCTAGCATACCTTTTTAATTCTTACAACTCTGTGTAAGACCCACTCACTAATGCAGCCTCGTGGAGATATTATATTCTTAAATTCGCATTTAAGTTTCAATCTCTATGCGTTGCCCCTGACCAGACTGTTAAATCTAGCCTTCGGTTCTGATTAGGATAACTAAACCCTTCCAGCTTAATTCTGCATTGATAGTCTTAGATTTACTTAGTGGGTTCATCTAAGACGGCAAATAATTACTTATTAAGTTAAATACAACCTATTTCTCATACATCTTTCATAATGCTTCGTTTACGTTCTAAGAATGAGCTACTACAATCACTATTATAGAAATAATCATACAATATTCTTATATACTGTTTACTTCCTGTTCTAAGTCTGTATAGCTCATTATCTTTATTTCTGTTATTTTTGTGTATAGCTTGAAATTTCTTAATTTCAGGCAATTCTTGAAGAAGGAAATCTTGTACTTCTTCACATAATTTCAGTGACGAAACTATTTGCCATTCAGCAGTTCTTCCTCCATTATTAATTGAAACTGAACCATCTCCATCAAATATACCAAGAATAAAATTCTTAGTTAATACTGAATTATTAAATTTAATTAGAAATTCATTTCCACTTTTATTACCACATGTGTAACCAATCTTTCTTAAGTCATCAAGTATATGTCTTGAATTTAATTGAAACTCAGCTAAATCTCCTCCATATTTACCATAATTTTTAACTGTTTTTATTGGTTTATCACATTTCATGTCTTTATTAAGTTTTTCTAATAATTCAGAATCTTTTACAGATAATCTGATTCTCATTCCAACTGCTGAAGATTTATTTTGTCTTTTAGTATTATCATAGAGATATCCATCAGCCATTATAAATCCAAGCCAATAAGCTTTCTCTTTACTATTAATTTCTGCAAAATAATTTTCATCATATTTATATTTTCTTCTTTTATCCATATTCTTACCTAATTGAGAAATAAGTTGAGGTAATTACTTTATACCATAACGACCTGTGATTTTACTACCAACTACTAATGGATTCTCATTGTATGTCTTCACCTTAATTACAAGGTTATCAAATGTGTTTCCATCATATCTAAAAGTTTTATTTGGATAAAGCAGTTGATGTAAAGTGTTCCAACGTGATTTAACCTCATCATCACAGTTGTAATCTGGGTCATCCATATATTTATCTAAAATCTTGAACAACTTGTTGTAATACTTGTAGTTATTGTCCATTATATCAAGAATCTGCTTATAGTAAGTATAACCTTTCAAGGTCTCTACATCACCATTACAGAATACCTCAACATCATAGATAACACTATGTTTACCTATAATAAATGCCACATCAGTATCATAGTTCAAAGTACTGATATTCTTGGTAGACAAGTCATACAAGATTGATTCATAATTAATTCGTCTTCTTGCAGCTAAGATAGGACTTTCTAATTCTTCTCCTATATCTGGAAGACATTTGTAATACTTATTGTTTCCATATAAATTCAATAGTAAGTCGTTTGTATTTAATGTAATAACAACTTCATCTACACTTGTTGAACTCATTTTCTTAGCAGCTGATTTTGAGATTACAATACCATCTTCATACGTCAAGTTATCATAACTCAAATACACTGCATTTAAGTTTACTCCATAACAGAAGTTAAGTTGTCTGTCATAAGTAGTTGAGTAATCCATTAACTCATGCTTCTTAATAACTTCATCTTTCTTCTTCTTGTTGATTGGTCTCTTACGTCTGTATCCATAACGCTCTGTAATTCTTTCTGCAGGAAACTCATCTTTGATAGATACATTATTATCTTCATCCACCAATACGTAAGTTACAACCATTTTGTTTTTCCTTAACTTAGCTACGATTGTCCAGTCTCTATCTGAACGAGAGTATGCTGTTGAATACTCCCCAACCTGATTTTCGAAGTTTGTAAACACATTTGGAAATTCTCCATGATTAAGTACCAGAGCTTGTGGTAAGTGGTTATCCCACATATTAATTCTAACCATATCACATTTGTTAAGGTTGGGAACTAACAACTCCTCAGTACAAAACTTATGAGTTTCCTCAAATGGTTTACCTGATTCGTCTACTTGTTTCATGTTCATAATGCTTATCTCCTTCCTACACTATTTAGTTCTGTAATCGGCATCAATGAAAGCTACATCTGGATGTTGTCCAGCTTTGGTATTACCATAATGAAAAATTTCAGTAATATCAATCCATCGGTTACGTTCTGTTGCAAACACTTTGAGTGTTGCATCTTCCAAGTGCTCTGATTGAATCTTATCAATCATTTCTTTTCCTGTCATAATGAAATTCCTCCTTTTTGATTAATAATAAAAAGTTGACATGAACTTTAGTCCAATAAATAATATATGTTTAACAAATCCATAATAAATTCATAGAAAGGAGCATACAAAAATGTCGTTTCCATTTTTAGAAAAGAAAGAAAATACAGTGTATTTCAAAGGTGATAAGCTAGAGATTTACATTCCTAAGATTTATTTCGAAGATGAGATAACAGAAGAACTTGGTATGAAGGTTAGTACTATGGCAATCTTTTATTTCAAGTACTATAAAAGTGTAGATTCTGCTTCTCATAAAACCTATCAGATGAACTTACCTGAAAATATAACTTTTTCATATACAGATAAATTCGAAACTAAAGAAAAGCTTAAAATAAAAGGTGTTAACACTGAAGAAGATTCATATAAAGTTTATGTGTTATATGCTAATGATATCTTCATTGAGAATACTGCAATGGTAATGTTGCCTAAGAATACAGAAGCATTTGTTAAAATGCACCATACAGCTAGAATTCCTAATGATGTTAAGTATAGCGAATTATTAGGATTATACATAGAGAATATGTTCTCTAATGATTCAAACTTGTTAGTTCCTTCAACAGTATTGGAATTACAAATTGGTGAACTAGCTAGATATAAAGGAAACATAAATGTTCCATTTAGAAGAGCTATTAATCATTCCAAAGTAGGTGAATTGGATTATGTTCCTGTATCTATTAAGGATTTAGCTTATATCAATAGTACGTTTACTGGTATAACATCAGAGTATATGGACAAAGCAATTACGTCTGCTGTTGCAAAGTCAAGAACTGATGGTGTTGAGAGAGAAACTCCTATTGAACCAGTAATTAAATATTAATCGAAAATATGTCAGATAACCAGTTTTATATGGTTATCTGACTTTTCCCTCAAACATAATATTAGATACAGACATATTAATCTTATTAGAAATTATAGGAAGACATTGTTGTTTAGCACAACAATTTAATATAAAATGCCTAAATTTCTGATATAGAAATTTATGTATTTAATCATATTTCAATGAAAAATAAGAAAGGAGGAATCTGTTATATTATATTAATATCATATTATATAACGTATAACAGATGAAAGGATTATGGCTATTGAATATATACATCCTTCGATTAGCAGTACCATTACAGATAACTCCACAACTTATGTTACTGCTTCTGGTACTACAAAGCTTTTTGCAGCTTTTACTGCCGAAAAGGGTGAAGATAATCAGATTAAGATGATTACTTCAGTATCCGAGTTTATCTTCCATTATGGTGAGCCTAATATTAAGCTCTATGGACAGATTACTTACAATATTATCAACTGGCTGCAGTCTGGTGGTGTTGTTTACTGTTTGAGAGTACTTCCTGATGATGCTGGTTATGCTAATGCAATAATCAACATTCAGACTAAGGTTAATAATAAGCAAGTTAAAGACGTTGATGGTAACTTAGTAACTGTTGACAATGTAACAGTTCGTCCAGTAGTTACGTATACACAGTATTGTAATAATACTAAGTCTGCTATTGAAATTGATGCTCTTAGAAATTCACAGGATTTAGGTGTTAATCCTAAGACTGTTGATGGTTACAATAACAATATGATTCTTGCTGTTATTCCTAAAGGACGTGGACAGGGTTATAACGATTTAGGATTTAGAATTACATCTACGGATACTTATGATTCTACATATGATTTCCGTATTTATAACTTTGAGGTTACTAAAGTAAGTGATTCTGGTTCTACATCTACTATTGAAGGACCTTTCCAAGTTGCTTTAGACCCAGATGCTCTTTCAGTAAGCGGTGAATCAATGTTCATTCAGGACGTTGTTTCTAAGTATTCAGAGTACTTTGATATCATCTTCAATGATGACAATTATGAGTATCTTGCAAACATTATCAATCCTAATGTTCATCCGAACAGAATTGATTTCTTCAACGGAATCTCTAAGAAGATTGATGGTGAGTACGAAACTTATCTTGATGAAATCACAGGTAAAGAAGAAGATATTCATATGTCTATGATTAAGTACGACATCAATGGTGATGCTACTGGTGAACGTAATATCATTGACCCAACAGATTCTATTGAAGGTTCTATTGTACTCTCTGATAATACTTATCGTACTGCAATTTACAAGAGATATGAAACAGCTATGAGTATTATGAAAAATGCTTATAGTAAGCTTAAGAAAGTTAAAGGTTTCAATCCTATTAATACTATTCTTCATCCGACAATTTCTAAGCTTCAGGATGGTTCTGGTGAATATGCTATTATGATAGAAGATGCTTACAACCAAGCAGCTTCAGCTATTGCTGATTTAAATGCTAATGTTGTAAATGATACTTTTAATACAGCTCTTTCTAAGACGAATAATATCAAAGCAGTTGTTAAGAAAATCATTGATTATCTGTATACTGTATTTGATTATGAGCGTATTATGGGAACTACATCAGAATCTATTACAGCACAATCTTTACTGGAATCTATTGAAAGTGCAGTATATGTAGTAAATAACAAGTCTACTAAGTATGCTAACTATGTTCAGGATTTAAGTGAGATTATGACTGAATTTGAAGAAGTTATTGAAGGAACTAATAATGAAAAGATTGTATTTATTGCTAATACAATTAGTTCTATTAGTGACATTTTAAGCTATCTTCAGATTGATGAAGTTGCAGACCCTATTGCAGATGGTGTTTCTTTAACATTTGCAGATGGCAAGCTTGAAGAAATTGCTAAAGATATTGTTACTCTTGAAAGCTACTATAATGAACTTACTTCTAGTTTAACTGTTGAAGAAGACTTTAACAATGCTATGAGTAATGTATTTGGTGGTGTACTTACAAACCAGAGTATTGATTTGAATGGAAATGGTACGATTGATGATGGTGAGAGTGGTCTTACTAAATCTACTGATGGTTGTCTTAAGAGTATTCTTGAAGCTACTAAGTTTGCTATTAACTTAACTCTGTTAGAGTTTAATTATAGTAAGCTCTATTCAATCAGAGATGACATCTCAACATGTAAGACACAGATTCTTGATTTGGCTACAGTTCTCTGTGCTGAAGATTATGAGTTTGACTTAGATGAGATTGAATCATCTATCATGCTATTTGATAGTACACTTTCTTCTCAGCTTCAGACTTGCTATAAGTCTCAGATTCAGAATTATGACAGTAATGTAAGATTACTTTATGGTTCTGATGGTACTATTGAAGACCTGATTCCAAGTTCTTCAGAAGTAGAGAAGCTAATTATCAAGGGTTATCTTGGTAATATTGATGATGGTGTTACTAATAAAGAAATGTATCCTATCGATATGGTTATGGATGCTAATTATAGTACTTCCATTAAAAATGCACTTGTTACACTTACTACTGAAATCCGTAATGACTTTGTGGCTATTCTTGATACTAAGTGTCAGGCAACACCAGAACAAGCTATTGCTTTCAGAAATGGTAAGCTGAGTGTTAACAATTTCCGTGTAGCTATCTTTGCACAAGACTTTGTTGTGAATGATGCTACTTATACAAGTCAGAATATGCAGGTTACTTCTACATATTTCTTGTCTTCTAAGATTCCTTCAAATGATGCTAACTATGGTATTCATTGGAACTTTGTTGGACCTCGTCGTGGTACAATTTCTGGTTTTGAAAGTATTTCATACCTTCCTAATCCAGAGTGGCAAGAACTTATGTACAAAGCTAGAGTTAACTACATTATTCAAGATAGTAAGTCTACGAGATTCAATTCTCAGTTGACTTCTCAGTCTATCGTATCAGCTCTTTCTAATTTGAACAATGTTCGTGCATTGCTTAGAATCCAGAGAGAAGTTGAAGAATTGATGGCTGACTATCAATTTGAATACAATGATAGCACAACTAGAGCTGAAGCTCAGATTGCATTGAACGCTTATCTGTTACAGTGGACTGCTAATAGATGTTGTGATTCTATCACTGGTCTTGTATATGCTTCTGATTACGATAGAACACAGAAGATTCTTCGTGTTAAGATTGAACTTGTGTTCAACTCAATCATTGAACGTATCGCTATTGACTTGATTGTAAATAGCTAATTTTATAGAGATTAAACTAATTATAAAGGGAGATTTGAGGTCTCCCTTTATAATTTAAGAAAGGAGACTTAACCATGTTAAAACATGATGCGAGTAAAGTTATTGTATTCGATGATAGCATTGCCAAGCAAGGTAATTTCTTCACTGGTGAATACAATACTATGAAGTTAGACTTTGACCCATTGATTAATGGTTACTCATTCTTCAAGTGGACTGTTCTCCCTCAATGGCTGACTGATGTATTTCCTGGTTTTAGGGATATGACTGAGAAGAACTTCGTTGAAGGATTTTCTATTTCAGATATTGATTTGGAGACTGGTTCTATTACATCTGGTTTTGCAGGTAATGATTACAATTTCGCAACAACCATTAAGAAGAATAATACAGATTTCTCTATCAAGCATAGAGAGTTCTCTGGTTCTCCAATCAGAAATGCTTATCAGTATTGGATTTCAGGTATTCGTGACCCTGAAACTGGTATTGCTACTTATGCTAAGAGAGCAGGAATTGCTTATTCTGCTAAGAACCATACAGGTGAGATTTGTTACATTACAACTCGTCCTGATGCTGATAACGTTGACATGACAAATATCGAGTTTGCATGTTATTATACTGCAGTATTCCCGACTAAGATTCAGTTATCTCAGTTCTCATTCTCTGCAGGAGACCATAGTAATACTGATTATGACCAGTCATTTAAGGGAGTGTTCCACATGGGAGCAAACGTTGATGCTTATGCTTATGAAATTCTTAAGAATAAGGTATACGGTATCTCCGAGCTTAATGACTTTGACCCAAGTAATATTGAGGGTGTTGGTACTCAAGAATACTACATGAAGGATATCAATAAATCAGCAGATGATGCTAATACTGGTACACCTAATCTGTATTCTGATACACATGCTTATTCAGCAGGAGCTTCTGATTTACTGTAATCAGTTTCGTGAACTAATAAAAATGATTGGACTTAATCGGAAACGATTAAGTCCAATTTTTTAAATATTATGATAATACACAACACATTCATAGTAATTAAGAAAGGAGTAATGTTTATGGCTACACTTACAGAGACTTATAATGTTGAAAGAACTGATGGTAATTTTGGTACTCGTATATTATCTGCTAAAGTATTAACTTATAAGACTATTGAAGAAGTTGCACACATGGAAGTAGATATTAATTATTATCTACATAGAGGCATCTATAATGACTTTATTATACAACCTTTGTACATTCCATCAATTAACTTCCTAGATACACTTAACATCAATGATATATCAGACAAAACAGTTAAAGAAGATTTTATTATTAAACCTTCTGAATCTGATAAAACATCATTTACTGGGTATCTACTAATACTTTTACAAAGAACAACAGAATTCAAAGATACCAAAAATTATGGTGACACTGAAACAAATAACACTGTAAGTAATACATAAAGGTGAAGTATAATGACTGTAAAAGAGAAACGTAAAAAGATAGAAACCCTAATTTATGGAACTGCTTCACGTTTTGATAAGTCAGGAAGAAATACAAAGAAGTTTAAAGAATTCTTTGGTAAGATGAGTGATGAACAGTTTACCAAATGGGCAAATAAGTTCTTCAAAGATGATGAAGAAAACTTTTACTTTGAAGTTCTTCCATATAAGAATGAACCTATTCTTAAAGACATTCAAGAAGCAGCTAATTATTTAGGTATAGAATTAGAAGAATACATTTATTATAGAAGTGGTGATGATAAAGATAATCCAGTAAGGTCTGCCTATAAAGTTCCGACAGGTTGGATAATGACTAAGCGTTTGCAGCAAATGCTTATGAAAAAGAATAGTTATGGTTGGGATATATCAGTACGCAATAATAAGACCAATCAGTTAACTGGAGATAGTCGTGTTGCAAGAATTTCTGATGCAGAAACCTTTAACTTAGGTGTATGGAACGCTGATTTAGCTGTTAAAGAGTTCTTCAGTGCTAGAGGTGACGATGACGTTGCTAAAATGGAAATGTATAAAGAAATTGCAACACAAGGTTATACTCAACTTCAGGATTACACAGATGAACTTGAAAATAAGACTACTCTTAATACAGTAGATGTTTATTTTATGGGAGCTGGATTAATGACTGATTTGGTTACTGAAGGATTAGAATTAACCAGAACTGTAGAAGAAAAGAAACGTAGAAAATCTTCTAATGAGAAATTGAATGATAGAACAAGTTAAAATACATGAGGAAAACTGGAAACAGTTTTCCTCTTCTTTTTATTTATATATTATTAATATGTAGCTTTTTGATAATATAAAACGAAAAGGAGGATTTTAACTATGGAGAAAAACTACACAGTTCAGGAGTTTTTAAAATTCATTGAACAATTTGACCCTACAAATTCGCAACCAATACGACTAGTTGTATCTAACCCAACATTGGATGAATACAGTGAAGGGTTTGATGTATATGTTGACAGAATTGAAAGTGGAAACATCAGTGAAAAGATGTTGATATTAGCTGGTTATACAGCTGGCGAATATGACAGGAAACCAGTTAGTACAAGCCTTCTGGATTTGCAGACTAGAATTAAGTTCTTAGTTAAGCAAGACCCAGAAATGATTAGCAAACCAGTATTAATAACTTCAAACTGGTTTAGAGCTGGACATGGAAATCGTTGTTCAAGTTTGGAATATCTTGATTTGGAAAATATCTCTGTATGCAAGCAGGGATATAATCCTGAAGATGGTGAATTCCATTACAAGCTAGTGGAGTTTAACCTTGACCCACAAGGTGAAGATGGTTACATGCGTTCAGAACGAGTTAACATTCCTTTGATGGAAGTAATTTTCAAAGACCTTTATGATTCAGCACCATTTGTTGTGGCTGAAAATAAGGTTGATAAACTATTTTCAGACAATGAAGCTTACAGAATTTATGTAGCTTTAGAGGTGCTGCAGTACCTTTATGAAGTTAACCTTAAGGAAGTATACTTTGAATTAAAAGCTGTTCAAGCAAATAATGGAACTGCTTGTGTGACAAATTTCCTTAAGGAATCTGAAACGCTTCAAGAAAGTATTGATGAAATAATTGATACTAGAAAAAAGATTAAAGAAAATTTCACCATTGATGGTAACGTTAATACAGTGCATATGTTTGATTATTTCAATGATGTCATCAAGAAGCCAATAACTAAAGGTGACAAAGAAGCCATGAATATCTTGGCTGTAAGTAAGAAGCATGTAATCAAACAACTTTGTGATGACTTGAAAGAAACATTTGCAGGTCCTTTGTCTATGCTACAAAATGAATTTGAAAGTGCCAATACAATAAATGTCAGAGCACTTGGACAAGCAGATTCAATCAAGAATTTATTATAAGGAGGAATTTAAAATGACGGAAGCACACATTGTGACAGTAGGTAAACTTAAGTATTATCTTGAGAGTTTTGAGAAAGAGGAATCTCCTATTGGTCTTGAAGATATTCAAACTAGAATTAAAGGTGTAAATACCATCAAGTTCTATGCTTGGATACAGTATATTTATCAACAAGAAGAATCAGAGGATGGTAACATTAAGCGTGCAGGTGACCCTATCAAGACTTTAATCTTAGCTGGTGATGATGGAGATGTAAAGGGTGATATTGAAAATGCTCGCCAACTCTGGAACAGACTTGATATCTTAATCAAGAAAAATCCTCAAGTTGTGGAAATTCCAGTTTCTATAACTGAGAATTTTCATGAAGGAAGTATCGGACAGATTTCTTTGTTACTTGAGGAAGCAGTTTCCTTAACAATAGAAGGTTCTATAGGTGATAACTTTACAAATATCTTAACCTTTCATGAGGATTATGAATACGTTGGAAAGACCCGTATCAATTCTCTTTATGGGTATTATGCAGAAGAAAGTGAAGTTCCTGATATGAGGCTTGTGTACCCTGAACTTTTTGATTGCAGTAATATAGGCATAACATTCACGTCAAAAGGAAATGAAGAAATTCAGAAAGAACCATTATTCAGTGATGAGGAAGCTGAGTTCCTTCTGGCTGGTCTATACATGATGCAATATATCGATGAAGCAACTATTATTCGGTATAAAGACCATATTAGACAACACTATTACTGCACATCAAATGACCCTACAAAACTAGAGCTTGAAGACGAAATTAATAGACTTCAAAAAAGGGTTGACTGGTTTAAGGCAATCAGAATTAGTAAGTTCTACAGAGAATCTAGTTTTAATCTGGATTGGGATGATATGACTTTGGATGCCAGAAGCTTGTTGAGTGTGAATGGAGATGACTTAGAGCATGTAAGCAATTCAGCTTTGTATGCTAGAAATTATCTTCATAGAGCTGGCAGAGAAGTCATTAGAAACAACCTTGTTAAAATTAGTAAGATTAACAAGAGTTTTGAAATAGATATCTCTGAATCAAAGAGCCTTAAGTCAGGTGATTGTGGTGACGATGTGATTCTGTAAAAATGGGGGAGAAAGAGATTTATACTCTTTCTCCCTTGTTTAATAATCCATTTTTTTTTTATTCTTCATACTCAATCTCTACGTACTCATCTTCCTCAATGGTATAATATGTACCATCCTCTGGGTCTTTGTAGATATCTTCTTCTTCATCAATGATAATCATTCCATCCTCATTGATACGAATTACTTCATCTTCTTCTTTATCAGATTCAGCTGAAATGTTACCATTGTAAGCACTGTCAAATTCATCTGGAAGGAACTTAGAATATTCTTCATCTACAGCTTCATCAAAAGCTTTACGAAGTTTTTCATTAGTTCTATACTTCTCAGCAAATTCTTTCAAAGAGAATTTAACGTCTGGTAATGTATCCAAATGGAATGAACGTCCTGCACCAGAGATTCTCTTTAAATCCTTCAAGTTTACAAAGTTAGTCAAGAGGTTGTTAATACCTTTAGACTGCTCAAATACCATTTTAAACTGTGTTCCTGCTTCAGTATTTCTTGATTTAATCAGAATACCAGTAAGATAGAAACCTTTAATTCCTAATTCCTTATCAGGTGTTAACTTAGAACCTGTTTCTAACTTAGTAAGTGTATTAGTTAAATAGGTGATAGCTTTTCCCAAATTTTCTTCACTTGAATCCGCTTCATTCAAGCAGTTCTCTTATGAACTTCTCTATATCTCTATAGAATGAATATATTAATCACCACAAATATATTCTGATGAGACTATATCTTCACTCTTAAAATGAATATTGAAAGAAATTTTAAGAGGGTAACATTTCCCATTACCTACTTCCTTGCAGATAGTAGAACCTCAATCGCTTAGGGGGTACTCTACTGACTTATATGAATAAGGTATTTCTCCTTATAATAAGCTTTTCGATAGTCGTTGAACTCTTCTGTTAGTTTCCAAATATATCTTTATGAACTACTCTACAATTATGTAAAACAACTTCAAGTTTTTCTTGTTTAGACATTTTCTTAGTTTTATTTAATGAAATTAAATCATTATCTTTCACAATTATACATCTTCTTTCAAATTGAGTTATATAATTGTTTTTCCCGAAAGATGGACACATAACAGCTTAGCTGCGGATTATCTCTATTCTTAACCTTGGTTACTATACCTCCGGAATTACCCTTTGCCCTTAGAACATCACTATTCTAAGTTAGTAGTTAAGACCTAACAAGAACTCCCCGCACTTAGAAACATTCCAACTAAGCCTCACGACTTAGTACAGGCAGAATTGTTTACCTGGAATTGATTCATCTTGTTTCAGATAATTAACCTGTGCTTTAGACTTAACAGGTCCAATTTCAATCTTCTGCGTTAAGTGATTTACAAGCATTACAATGATATTTGCATTTTCTATCGGGTCCATTATCCTCTTAAACACATTTGTGTTAGCTTTAGCAATAGCAGTTGCACCCATACTACCTTTCAGTTCATCATCACTCTCAACTTCTTCAGGAGCTAATAATGCAACAGAGTCGATAATCATAATTGTAGGTGGTAAGTAATAAATTGGCTTTCCATTGTCATCTACTTCACCACTATCAATCTTGATATCATCATAGTTTTCAAGTTTAACTTTTTCAATCTTCTTACAAGCTCTGTAGATTGTCTCTACTGAAATTCCTTTATTGAAGATTTCATATTTCTCTTTGTAATGTTCAAAAGACCAACCAGCAATATTCATAACACGTTCTGGAGTTGTAGAACGCTCAAAGTCATAATGCCATACATCAGAGTTCTCATACTGGTCTGCGATAGCACAAGCCTGACCAATAATCTTAGAAGATTTACCAGTACCAGAATTTCCTACATCCATGATAATTCTTCCGCCCTGAATACCCAAAGCAACATTACCATTACTCTTACGAACACCATTGATGTAATCAAAGATGTCAATACCAGTTCTAAAGAAAGGAACATACTCTTGTTTGTTACCTAAGTTACCATCCTTTTCAATAGCTTCTTTGAATTTTGACTTTAATAAACTCATAATAATTTCCTCCTCAAATTTAGTATAATTTACAGTTTTCTCTTGTTTTTCAACAAAAAAGTAGATTTTTCTAATAGTAAAAATTTTTAGAAACATATTATTAGTAATGTATTTATTATATTCATATTTAGTATTTAGTCTGGTTGATGTCCTACGATTAGATTATTAAATAGAGTGTAATACTTATATTATCCTACAACAAATCGTTCTGAACTAAATTTCGTGTGGTTGCTATTACTTTTTTCTTCCGATTTTTGGTAATAGTTTTGCTTTGGAAAGTCCGTTATTTAGAACTACTTTTGTTTTTCGTTTGATTACACATTTCTGTTATGCGGTTGGTGTAATCCTCCTTTCTATGTTTGTTTTTACAACATAAACGCTGTGTGAAATACTATTTGCTCGTAAATTGAATAGTATATTCCAAATTTCATGGTTTTGTATACTTTTGGTTGTAATGCCTTTCAAAAGTATATAATACGACAAACCTCAAAATCCAAAATTACAACAAACCCTTCAATCTACGTTAGGCATGGTAGATTGAAGGGCTTCCTGCTTTTTGGAACAAACTTATAATAAACCTTAGAAGAAGGGAGCATAAAAATGGCTAAAGAAATTGACAATGAAGAATACTTGGATATGGGTGTTGAACTTCTTAATGACCCTGAACTTGAACCATTAGAAGAAGAGCCTGAACAAGAAGAAATTGATTATAAGGCACTTGAATTGGAACATGCTAGAAAACTTAGAGAAGCTAAGAAAAGACAAGAAGAATCAGAAATGGAACAAGTTTCTAAATTCAATGCTGTCTTGGAAACATTACTTGACCCTAAGTATAACTTTAAAGATGATGCTGTATGTAAAAAGATTCAAGACATTATACATACTGAAGGACAGTTCGTAGCATCAACAATTCCAGACAGGAAGCATAAAGTTTACTTAAAGATTCTTCAGAATAATAAGCTTACTAAAGAGATTAAAGATAAGAACTTCCAAACATATCTTGCTACAAGAAAAACATTAGAAGACATTCTTATCCGTATCAATAATAGTAACAATCCTAAGTATAATTATTTACTTCCAGTTCTGAATAAACAGATTAAGGAATTAGATGAGTATTTAATGTTATATATTAGTGAGTTAACATTCCGCTCTAATAGAGAAAGTATTGTGTCTTATATCAAGAGCAAGTTGAGAAAAAAATAAAAACGAGGTAATAGGAGAAATCCTATTACCTCTAAATTTTTATTCATAGCTATCTGAGAAACCGAAAGCCGAAAGAGTTCCATCTTCACTAATCATCTTGTTACCCATAGATGCTGTGTCGTTCTGCTGTCTTTTCTTTCTTTTTTCTTCTTCCTCTTTAATCTTCTTTTCTCTTTCTTCAGCTGTCATAATCAAACCCTCCTTTCTATACTAATGCAATCCATTGGAATCCACCAGTAAATGTACCTGAGTTTCCTACTTTAATGTTAGTTGCATCTTTAGACACCCAATATTCACCTAAATATCCAGAGGGGTTAGCAGTAGGTATTACCATAACTGCACTAGGTATTACACCTAATCCATGAGCAATAGTAACTTCACCAGAATTACCTGCAAAGTTAGATGTTCCTGAAGTTCCACTAAGCTTCTTATTCCAAGTAGACTTTTCAGTATCAGAAACGAATCTTCTATCTGAACTTTCTGTAATCATAGAAGCTGGGTGTGATGTTGGATGTGTATAAGTATAATTATTAGCACCTTCAGCAATACCATCAAGTTTATTTTTCAAAGTATCAGTAAAGTCATTCGTAGAAAGTCCTTTACCAGATACACTCTCAACTTTACTTTTGATTTTATTTTCAATCTTAAGCAATGTATTATAATCAGTACTTACACTAGCTACTAATGTGTCATAAGTAGTTTTAAAACTACTTAAACTAGTAGAAATAGATGAATCTTGTGTATTTACATAATCATATAATGCTTTCAAAGTAGTTATATTAGCAATAGCTTCACCTAATACAGTACTAATAGCATCACTTTTAGCAGTAGAAATTTCTTTCTCTAAATCTGTCTTAGCAGTGCTAATTTCAGACTTTACAGTATCATTATTAAAATTAGTTATAGATGTACTTACATAATTTTTCAATGTATTATATACATCTGTATCATTATTGATAGCTGTAGCTAATTTCTCTAATGTATTCAAATTACTAGGAACACTACCTTTAATATTTGAAGCTGTAGTATCTGTATATGATTTACTGCTTGATAATGTAGAAGAATCTTGTGTATCTACATAAGTCTTCAAATCAGATATACTAGTACTTGTACTTGAAGATAATTTATCTATGTCACTCTGTAACTGTTTATCTGAAGTATCTACAGTTGAAGTTAAATTAGTCAACTTTGTAGTTAAATCATTAATAGCTGATGTTAAACTATCAGAAGCAGTCTTCACAGAGCTATCTGTATAAGCTCTATCACTAGTTGAATTATCACTAATTGCTTTAGAAACTGTATTAGCAAAATCAGCATCATTATTAATAGCTGCTGCTAACTTAGCTAATGTATTCAATGTTTCAGGAGCTAGTCCAATAGTATTATCAATACGAGTATTAATAGTACTTGAAGAATCAGATAATTCTTTCTCTACCTTAGTAATATCTTCACTTTCTTTTGTAGTTAAATTATTTATGCTAGTATTCAATGTATCAGAAGCAGTCTTCACAGAACTATCTGTATATGATTTACTATTTGCTAATGTAGAAGAATCTTGTGTATCTACATAAGTCTTCAAATCAGATATTGAAGTATTTACACTTTCAATATCTGAAGCTTCTTTCTTAGATAAAGAAGTAATATTAGCTTGCAAAACTTCATCTGCATTATCTACATGAGTTGATAAATCACTAATTGATTGAGAAGTTGAATTACTCAAATTATCAATATTTGTTTGTAACACAGAATCTTTTGTATTGATGTAATCCTTTAAAGTCTTATAGAACTCTGGGTCATCATTAATAGCTTCAACTAACTGCTGAACTGTAGTAATATCCTTATCAGATAATTCACCTTTCAAAGAATCTAAATTACTATCACCAGTATTAATTTGCTGTTGTAATGAAGATAATGTACTATCTACTTGAGAAAACTTACTATCTACTGTACCATGATAATTAGAATCATTGTTAATAGACTTAGCTAACTTCTCTAATGTATTCAAATCTTCAGGAGCTTCGCCAATAGTATTATCAATACGAGTATTGATTTCACTTGAAGAATCAGATAATTCTTGTTCTACTTTAGCTATATCTGTATCATGTTTATCAGATAAGTCACTAATGGACTTTGTTAAAGCATCATTAGTATCTGATAAACTTTGTTTAACTTCTGTTATATCACTAGCTTCTTGATTTGACAAATCAGTAATATTTTGTGTTAAAGCATCATTAGTATCAGATAAACTTTGTTTAACTTCTGTTATATCACTAGCTTCTTTCTCTGATAATGCAGTAATAGAAGCTGTTAAAGCATCATTAGTATCTGATAAATCCTTTGATGTTTTCTCTGATAATGCAGTAATAGAAGCTGTTAAAGCATCATTAGTATCTGATAAATCCTTTTCTACTTTAACTATATCGCTAGCTTCTTTATCAGATAAAGCTGAAATAGAAGCTGTTAAAGCATCATTAGTATCTGATAAACTTTGTTTAACTTCTGTTATATCACTAGCTTCTTGTGAAGTTAAACTATCAAGAAGAGCTTTAAGAGTATCATAGGTATTCTTTACAGAAGTATCTGTATATTCTTTGTCTTCTTGTTTAGCATTAGTAATCATTTTAGCTACTGTTCCAGCAAAATCAGCATCATTATTTAAAGAATCAGCTAATTCTTTTAATGTATCTAATTCTTCTACTGAACCACCAACCAAGTCACTAATACGTTTATCAATTAATTCAGAACTAGCTGTAGAAGCATCATCAATGTACTTAATCAATGTATTATATACATCTGGGTCATTGTTAATAGCTTTAGCTAATTTCTCTAATGTATTCAATGTTTCAGGAACTTCAGCAATAGTGTTATCAATACGAGTATTAGTATCTGCTATACTTTTTTCTAAGTTAGAAACATCGGTAGCTTCTTTTTCACTTAGAATAGTAACATTTGTTTCTAAATTTTCGGATAATGATTCATAGTTCGCATCAATTTTAGCATTTAATGTGGAAACATCTGAACTTTCAGTTTCAGTTAATTCATTAATACGTTTATTGATAGCTTCATATTTTTCATTATGTATATCAGTTTCATCAGATTCGTGTTGCATAAGTGTTGCTAGAAGTTCATCTTTTGTATCTGAAATATGTTGCTCTCTAAGTGCAACTTCATCATCTATTCGAGTATTTATTTCAGTTGATTCCTTAGTCAAATCATCACTTAATTTATTTATGTCAGCTTCTTCTTTATTACTTAATTCACTAATAGAAGTATTAAGTATATCTGAAGCTTCATTTACTGATGTATCTGTATAAGTTTTCAAAGTTCCGTATACATCAGCATCGTTATTGATAGATTGAGCTAACTTATTCAAGGTATCTAAATCTTCAACAACACCATCCTTAAGATTAGTAACTGTAGTTGTTACTAACTCATCTGTATAAGACCTAAGTGTATTTAACTTCTCAGTCAAATCATTATTTACACTATCAAGATTGTCCTGTAATGCTTTGTCAGCATCATTAACATTCTTGGTTAAAGTATTTAATGATTCATCTGTATAAGTTCTCAATTCAGCTAACTTATTAGATAAATCTTCATTTACAGTATTAAGGTTATTCTGTAAATTAGTATCAGCTTCATTTACAGCATTAGTTAATGATTCAATAGATTCATCTGTATAATTCTTCAAATCAGTAATAGATTCATCTGTATAAGTTCTCAGATTATCAAGCTTATTATTCAAATCTTCTTCTGCATTTTCTAATGCTTCATTTGTAGAATCAATATTAGCTTGTAAGGTAGCATCATTATCATCAATATAATTTCTAATAGTTGTATCAAAATTAGCATCATTATTGATAGATTTAGCAATCTTATTTAAGGTATCTAGGTCTTCAACAACACCATCCTTAAGGTCACTAATTGAATTGTCATTATAATCAACTAAGGTCTTCTTAGTACTACTTACTAGATTATCAGTATACTCTCTTAAATCACTAAGATTTTTATCTGTAGCTTCTTTAAGATTATTAACTGACGTATCTGTATGTTCTTTCAAAGTTCCATACACATCAGTATCATTATTGATAGACTTAGCAATCTTATTCAGAGTATCTAAATCTTCAATAACTCCATCTCTCAATTCAGCTTTATTAGCATCAGAATAATCTTTGATGGTTTGATAAAATTTGCTATCATTACCAATAGCTTTAGCAATCTTATCAAGAGTATCTAAAGCATCAACTACACCATCTTTCAAATTAGTAATTGATGTATCCGTATAATCTTTAGCTTCTTTACGGTCATTATCTCTATCAGTATTGTATGTTCCAATAAAGTCAGCATCATTACCAATAGCTTTAGCAATCTTAGTTAACGTATCTAAATCAGCAGGTACATTATCACCTAAGATAAGGTTTTCAGCATCATTAATCTTTTTATTCATCATATCAACTAATGTTTGATATACATGAGGGTCAGAGTTAATTGATGTTTCAATCTTTCTAAGTGTATCTAAATCACTAGATACATTATCTTTCAAGATAAGTATCTGTGAGTTAATATAATCCATTAATGTATTATATACATCTGGATTATCATTCAAGGACTTAGATATTGCACTAAATGTGTTAAGATTTTCTGGAACTTCACCACCATAGATAGTTTCAGTTACAAAATTAGCTGTATTATCTAAGGTATCTGCAGTCAATGTTTTGAATTTGTTATTGATATATGTGATAAGTGTATTGTAGAAGTTAGGGTCATTATTAATTGACAATGCAATTTTATTTAATGTATCTAATTCTTCTGCAACATTATCCTTTAAAGCATCAATCAACGCTGTACATGTTTCCATAGTAGCAAAGTTGATATTAGCTAATCTTTCTGGTGTAAGAGTTTCAACTAAGATGTTTGACAACTCATCACTACTAATATACTGCCAGAAGAAACTTCCAAAGTTAGCATTGGTTACAAAGTAAAATTCCAGTTCTTCAGGACTTTGAAAACCCATTCTTAAGGCAACAAGTTCTAATTGACTTTGAGTAGGAGTTATTTGTTCAACTGTATTTTCAGTTGCAGAACTAACAACTTCTAATTCTTCGTCTTTATTATCAGCCATTTTACTTGTCTCCTTTCTTAGTAAAGTCTACATTTTTCCTTTTACCTGTGTAAAAGCCTTTCTCATAAAGTGATAAATAATCTTTTAATCTTAAAACATGATTATCATGTCCACCAATATAAACATCAATATGCCTTTCAGGAGACATATTGAGATATTCTTTTTCAAAATGGATATGACCATGTACATTTATTTTATCACTATCTGATACATCAAGAGGACAGTGTGAGAATATGTACTTATCAGTTTCTAATGTAACACCAACAAATGCAAATCCCATATCATAATAATCTTTTAATGTAAGAATATCGTGATTACCTAATAAAAGGATTTTGTTATTACAATTTATCTTTCTTACGAATTCAGAGATATACTGTTTCTGAGTAGTATCATCTTTCTTACCCATATCACCTAAAAACATTAACCAATCGTCTAATTTAACTTTACTATTGATATCATTTAAGATGATATTGTAGAAATTAGCTGAATTACGGTTTTTATGATTCAAATGTAAATCTGATGTAATAAAAGTATTTTCAGTAATATGAGGAAGAACATAATCTCTTTTAGATAAATCTATTTGTTCAGTATCATAAAGCTTAATTGTATTAACTCCTTTTCCACCTACATCTGGCATCATTCTATTATGACCTAGAATAATGGAATTAGATAAGTCTTTATATTCTACAACTTTTTCTTTTTTATCTTCACTTTCATATAAAAAAGCATAATTGTTAATTTGATTATCTAAAAACATAAATCTTATAATCCTCCTTTTCTTTATTTTTATTATATTATTTTGTTTTTTATTATGGTTATATATATAAATTTATGATATAATGAAATTTAAAAGAAAAAAATTCATAAAATAATATATTACAAAATAAAATAAAATTCATTTTGAGGAGGATTTTAATTATGTCTACATTAAGAAGTTATAGTTTTATGGAGGATTTTAAGAAAACTCTTGAAGGAAAAGAAACAGTAAGAACTGAAAATGGAGCTATTGTGTTCAAAACTTCAGGAGAAAGAATATGTGATTTAACATTCAATCTTCCAAAGTTAAGAAATTCAGAAAATATTGATATTTTGAATTCATTTGTATCATTATGGAAAGAAGACCATAAGATTGCTTTCAAATGGTTATTCTATGTAGGTGATGTAAGAGAAGGATTAGGAGAAAGAAAAGTATTCAAGTCTTGTATTGGTCCAATGTTAGCTACATTATTTTCTGAGGGTAAAATTAAAAAAGCTGATTTAAGAGAAATTCTAATCAATATTCCAGAATATACAAGATGGGATAGATTAGTTGAATTAGTACGTTATCCTGCATTAGCTGATGAAGTTACTGATATCATTAAACAACAGATTTATTCTGATTACGATACAGTACGTTTTAGTGGTAAAAAAGGAATTTCTTTGTTAGCTAAATGGCTTCCTTCAGAGAAAGCTCATTCAGCAGATACCAAAGCAGTTTATAAGTGTCTTATCAAGAAACTTCATTGGGATAAGAGATTTTACAGAAAGACTGTAAGTACATTAAGGAAGTATATCAAGGTTACAGAAACACTTGCTTCTGCAAATAAGTGGTCTGAAATTGATTATTCAGCAGTACCATCAAAGGCTAACCTGAAGTACAAGGATGCTTTCTTAAAGCATGATGGTCTTAGAAGAACTAAGTATTTAAATGATTTAACAACTGGTAAGACTAAGATTAATTCAAAGGTTGCTACACCGCCTGAGATTCTTAGTAAATATGTCAATAGTGACAATTACACAATACCAGTAGATGATACAGTAGAAGCTATGTGGAAAGCTTTACCTGACAAGTTAGACAAAAAAGATAGTGGAACAATCGTTGTTTGTGATACATCTAGTTCTATGAGGTATACTCCATATTGCAAAGGTATTAAACCATTCATTATGGCTGATGCTTTATCCATTTACTTCTCAGAGAGACTTAGTGGACCATTTAAGGATAAGGTAATCTTGTTCTCATCTAAGCCTAAATACATTGACTTGAGTTTTTACAGTACATTGAATACTAAGTATAAATATCTCTTGAAGTATTCAGAGTATTCTAATACTGATATTGAGAAGACTTTTGACTTGTTACTTGAAACAGCTGTTGAGAATAATTTGTCACAGTCACAGATTCCTAGTAGAATTCTTATCATTTCAGATATGGAATTTGATTCTCAAGTAGAGCATCCAGTAAATACTCCACTCTTTAAAGCAATTTCTGATAAGTGGAGAGCTAATGGATTGAAAATGCCTCATCTTGTTTTTTGGAATGTTGCTTCTAGAACAGGTGGTATTCCTATGAGAGAGAATGAGTTAGGTATAACTTTAGTGTCTGGGGATTCAATTAACACCATTGATATGGTTTTAAGTGGTAAAACGAATCCTTATGATGTAGTTATGGAACAGATTAATAGGGAACGTTATAGATGGATTGACAATCTTGACTTCCTAAATAAATAATCAAGGAGGAATTAATTATGGCAGTAAAAGCTATTACGCTTCATGCAGGGCATAATCCGAGTGGTAAAATTGCATGTGGAGCATCAGATTATCTTGATGAGAGTACAGAAGCAAGAGCTTTGGTTAAGAAGATTACTACTTATCTGAAAGCTTCTGGAATTAAAGTATATGATGTAACTTGCAATAATGGAACTAGCCAGACTGATGTTCTGAAGAAAATTTGTTCAGCCGCTAATGAGAAGACAAGGGATTTGGATGTTTCTATCCATTTTAATGCTTGTACACATAGCAAAGCTGATGGTAAGACTAAGGGTGTGGAAGTAGTTACTGTTACTGGTAGTACAAAGACTAAGACTTCTACTAAGTATAAAGCAGCTAATGGAGTATGTGTTAACATTCATAAGCTTGGTTTTACTAATCGTGGTGTTAAGGAATCTAGTAGTTTGTATTTCCTGAACCATACTGATAAGCCAGCTATCTTGATTGAAGTCTGCTTTGTAGATGACCAAGATGATGCTAAGCTTTACAATGCAAATAAAGATAAAGTTGCAAAGGCAATCGCAAATGCTATTGCATCTGCATAATATCTTTTGAACTCAAAAGAAAGAAACAACTTATATATAATGTCAGTGGCATAACGGTGCGGATATCCTAGGTGGTGTATATGTCCATAGTTGGGTTTCCGTATCGTAGGACTGACATTATATCTGATAATAATTCAGCTTTAATGGTAGATATAACTTTATAGGCTTATGGTCAAACTCAACTGAATAAGCTCTGAGATTGCTCTTTGCTGATTTTTTATATTTCTTAGAGGGGGGATACTCTTGGAAATTTAAAAGTTGCCTTTAAGCTGAATTGTTATTACTTAGTACGTACTTCAATTATAAATAGAGCACATACAGCAATCCAATCTTATTGAATAAAGAATTAACAATGTTGAACATATTTTTCTTCCTCAAAAAGAATAAACGGAAGTGCTCTGTAAGTTCGCATACAGCAATTTTTATATTCTCACTCCAAATTTGAATAAAAGAATAAGCGAACTGTGTAATTATACCCCTTTACTATTTTAACACAATCTAAGCTAGCAGATTAGTGTTAATCTAGTTTAGGAGTTCTGGGATATGCAGTTGGGATGAAAGAGGTTCGCTACCTGACCCTTCCGCTATCAAACAACTAAGATTCACCGACAATGAGAGGGTTTATCCTCTCTTGCTTCGGTGGTATGTTTTTATTACTTATGAATTATCCACCGAAGGAGAGGCTAACAAGTCCAGTCCTTCGGTGGAGTATTTTTGATAATGCCTTTCTTTCTGAAGGATACCTAACCACCATTTTTTTTTTTTTTTTTTTTTTTTTGAAAGTGTAGCGTAAAGTATTGTTCAGTTACAATATTTAGAGGAACATGGTTAAACCATGTTCCTCTATTTTTATTAATATTCAAAGTCATCATAACTTGAGTACATATGTACTGTTCCGTTCTTTCCACCTATTTCTTCAATGATAAATTGGTCTGTAGCTGCTAAACGATTTTCACAATCAAGAACTGCTACTTCATCACCAGAACTAGAAAGTTTCTTAGTAGTTATTTTTGTGGAAGCTTTTGTACAAGCAGATGGACTTTCTTTACTAGTATCACAACTACTATAAGTTGTCTTTTTACTACAAGCTCCATAATATGATTTTTGAGCTATAACAGATACTTTTTTCAATATCTTATTAAAGTTATTTTCCAATTTAGTTTGTAAACTAGAAGTTCCTATCATATCAAGAGGTACAAGAATTTTACCAATTTTACCTGCTTTTCCAGCATAAGTAGTAACCTTAACTTTAGCACATCTTTGACAATTCTTTTTACGCTCTTCAAAGTTATCTTTTTCTTCTTCCATTGCTTTCAAGAATTTCTTATATGCTTTCTTAGAGTAGAATACTCTATAAGTTGGATTGTTACATACAGTTACTTTCAGTAAATAAACTTCTATATCATCACCTTCCTCTTTATCTTTCATAGATAAATATCCAGTAATTAATTCACAAGTAGTACCATTCTTACGTTTCTTTGTAGTAATTTGATTATCACATAATGCTAAACCTTGTTTCTTTTGCTTATCAAACACACCTACAATATGACAATTCTTACATCCAAATACATCTGTAAGATATCTAGCTACTATCTTCAAAGCTTGAGTATGAATAGTATGCCAATTAAAATACTGACCAGAACTTCCAATAACCATAGCTGAAGCTTTAGTGTAAATAATATTTTTCTTTTTACATTCTTTACACATGTTGTATTGAGCTGTCCATTCCTCATCAGTTAATTTATCTTGCCATGTAAGCTTCTTATTGTAAGCATTATAAGCACGATTGTAATTAGTATATACATGATAAGCGTCTACACCATTAGTAGTCTTTCTTACAATATAACAAGTTTTATCATTAACAGAACTTTGGTCATAAGAATCCAAGGTAGAATTAACCATACCTTGTACAAAACCTTCCCAAGGACCAAGTATATAAGAACCTTCATATTTTAATCCAACTCTATAGTATCCTGGGTCTATTTTAGAATCTTCTGCTAACCACCAATTCAATGTACGTGATGCTGAAGCTGTATCTACTTTAGTAGGATGTTCTGTTAATAAATCACTTACATCCAATTCTTCAACATTAGTAGTATTTGTATTACAAATTGAAATCTTAATATAGCTTGTATTTTTATCAGGTTGGAAACTATCATAAGCTATTAATTCATTAAACTTGATAAAATTATTACTACTATCAAATTCAGTTACTAATAACTTGAAGAATGAATAATTAGTCTTATACTGATAATAATAATCATGTGTTACTTCAATCTTTTTATTGTAGTAAATTCTAAATGTATATTTAGAATTCACTGAACCATTAGCTATATCATAAGAACCTTCATTCCAACAACTTATATCAGCTAAATTTAATTTCTTACCATTATATCTTAACATCAATTCTAATGGAATGGATGTAGAATTAAATATTTCTTTGTAATCACTATAAGTGACAAAGTTATCTAATTTGTACATTTCAAATGATAATTTTGACAATAATGTATTATCTACAGCACTCATTGTCCATGTAGTATCCAAACGTTGATGTGTTTTTCTAATTACTTCTCCAATACTACATATTCTAAACTTCAGTATAAAGGTCTTTGTCATCTTATCAATAAATGATTCACTTTTAAATGTAATTATCAAGTTAAGATTTTGTAACATAATTGCAGTTAAATCTTGATTTGATGAAGATAACTTAAAACCATTAACTAAAGTTTTTCCATTGTAATCAACCATATTATCAACAAGTGAAATACTAGTAGTATTAAAATAACTAGTTACATTAGTTCCTGTTGAAGTTGTTACTTGAATTGATTGAATGTCAGAAATACAAGTCTTTTCTAAGTAATTTTCAAATCTTACATTTAAATACCCTCTACTAAGACCATTCTCATAATACTCAGGTAAAAACTCTGTAAATAAAATACTACCAAAATCAGTAGACATCATACGTTCTTGTTTCCAAGTTTTACTCATAGTTGCAGTATTTCCACTATTTGTAGTGTAAATTACTTCAATTTTATATGTTCCTGAATAAAGAACATGAGAACTTTTAAGTTTAATATAGAAAAACTTATGCCAATATGCAGAAGAATTAGTTTCTCCTGTTCCTGTACATTGACAATAAACATTGTCTTCAATATATTTAGTACGAGAATTACATGTACAAACTTTGGATACAGTAGTACGAGAATTACATGTACATGTTTTCTGTTCACAAGTTCCATAGTAGGTATAATAAACACCTTTAGTTTCATTATATCCACAAGCTGAATAGGTGTTTGTTTCTGATTTATATACATTAGTTGCTGCATTACAACTACCATATATATTAGAACTTAATGATTTACTTCTTGATTCACAAGTACATACCAATTCACCATAAGTATCTCCAGTAATTCTAGAATCACATGTACATGAATTTTTAGAAGCATACTTATAATTTATATCACTAATACTAGCTGTTCTAACATTACACATACAAGTAGAACATCCACCATATGTAGAACTAGCTAATTTGTTAGTTCTAGCATTACATAAGCATGTTCTTTCACTTGAATCTAATCCACAATGTCCATACAACCAATTAGTTGCTGTATAATCAGAAAAACCAGATGAAGAATTAGAAATAGTTGCATTATCATCATTATCAAATGACAATGACGTTTCAGTTAAACTATTTTTAACATCAAACTGTGTACCACTTGCATCAGCATATAAAACATTTTGAAAATCTGTATTTTCATACCAAATACCATTTTGTTTTTCATATACTTTAACTTGAGCTGATTTTATAAAATCATTTGATTCTTGTGAAGTAAAATTAACTAATAAAGTATCTTTAGCAACTTGAGCTACACTTTTTAAACCACCATAAATATACCATGCAAATGTAATATTCACACAGTCATAATATGTACTGCTATCAAATTTTAATGCTAATCGCATATTAGATGTATTATAAGTGTTAGATATACTTTGATTACCATCTAATTCAAAATGAAATCCAGTTACTAATGTCTTATCTGAATTGTACTTCAAATAAGTTGTATTTACATTCCAATGTGAATTAAATACACCCATAGAACCACCAGATGAATTGATAAATGTATAGGTAAATGTATCTTTTCCAGTAAATGCAGATTTATGTAAACCTACATTGAAATTGATATCAAGATAACCTGAATAAGCATTTAAATCTGAATGATAACTAAGTATAGGTGTACAATCTGTTATCTTAGGAGTTACACCATACATTTGAGTTGGTATATAAAACTCTGGACTATTTATTGTAGTTTGTATACTTGAATTACTAAAGCTTAATTTAAGAAGATACATACCTTCACTTAGCGTATAAGAAGTACTAGAATCCTTTAAAGTAACATAAATTGTTTTACCAGTACCAGATGTAGAATTAGAATCTCCTAATGATTTGAAGAACATGGAATCTACAGCTGTTAAAGTTTTCTTCTTATATGTATACAATGTAAAGGTTGCTTTGGTTAATTCAGAGTAGTTAATATTCTTAGTCAACTTAAACTTAAGAGTATGAATATTATTAATACTACCTGAATCTATTGAACCATAGTACCATACAGAGCATGAATGACTAATATCATTCAAGAATGTTTCAGGGTCTATATTTACCAATACTTCATAATCACCATTCTTTACAGGCTTAAGCTTAAGTTTTTCAGTATCTATTTTGATTGTAAATACCTTAGTTTTAGCTTTAGCATCAAATGTAGATTTCTTAGCATAAATCTTAGTATTGAAACCTGAATTATTCTTAAGATATATAGAATTAACTGCATTTTTACAGATGTAATTATCAAATGTAATAGTTACATTACTGTTTGAATTATCATCTTCTGCAGTAACACTTACATTACTAATCAATGGTCTTACTGAATACAAGTATTGAGTTGTAGTAAATGGAAACTCTAACTCAGGTCTTCCAGTAAGTCCTAAGAATTTAATCTTAAAGATGTAGTCATCAGGTGGTAATGAATTATTTGCTAATTGAATATTGAATGTCTTAAATGTATCATTCTCACCTAAGCCTGTATTTGAATTAGCAAATGTCTTCAAATAAGAAGCATATGATATATTACCATCTGAAGACAATATCTGTATCGTAGCATTTTTTACAGTACTGTAATCTAAGGTTTTGCTTATCTTAATATTAAGCTCATTGAAGTTAGTTTGTTTAACTTCAGTAATACAACCACAATAGAAAAATTTAACATTCTCCACTGTAGTTGTAATTGGTAAATCATTCCATGACCAATCTACATTATATTCACTATTAGGAATATCATTAACTTTCTTGCCTAAGTATTCTGATTTAACAGGAATCTTAACTTCAGTAATGTTATCTGTAGCTGGAGAACCAGTTGATGTAAATTGAGCTTGACTAAAATCAAATATACTACTGATATCTTTATTTGAATTGTATACTTTGAATTTACATTGTGACATAATACAACTAAGATTGTATCCCAGATTAAAATAAAGAGTAAGATATCCTTTATCTCCATCATCATTATATTCAAAGTCTATTTTAGCTTTATTCAATACAATAGAGCTTCCATATAACCATTCAGACAATTCAAACTCTTTCTCAAGAGTAATCTTATTACTGAACTTATCTGTATATGATAAGGTGAACTTATAGTTTCCTTTAGGAACTTTCTGTCCTGCTTTACATAAGAATGAGATATAATTAGTAAAGTTAGTGTCAGATGTATCAGTAAATGCTGGAGTTTCAAGCTTAGATTTATATGAAGTATTATCATCTAAGTTGACAAAATCAAACTTAGCATTATTGATATATCTGCATAGTTGTAATGCAGTAAACTCTACTGACATTGTATTACCAGATGTCCTAGTTATATCACTTACTTTTCCATAATAAAAAATACTCTTATGAATGTAAATATTAGGTATTGATAAATCTTCAGTCTCTAAACCTATAATATAATTACCTGACTTAAGGTTCTTAAATCTCTGACTATTCTTAAATGCTGGATAAGTTACTGACTTAATTGTAGTATCTCCATCACTATCACCCTCATAATATATCTCATAAGTAATATTATTCTGGTCAAAGAATGTAATTACATCTGCACTTAAATCATCCTCTAAGTAGAACTTAAGTTGCATTTTCTTAATCACATCAAGTTTAACTGGTGTAGTAAAGTAAGTCTTTAAATAACCCTTATCATTATAATTCTCATCTGTATCGATTGAAATCTCCATGTTCTTAAAGTAAGGTGGAGTTTCTACTGGATTCTGAAGAACCATATCAGTAGCAAAATCAAATACATAATAGAAATCATAATTTCTGAATGATACATAATCATTAGCAATATAACTATCATTAGAATCATCAGTACCTATGTTATAAATACCAGTTACAACTAACTGATAAGTATCTATCATAGTCTTTGTATCTGATGGTGTTAATGTAACTTGAGTTATGGTATCAGAATCCTTACCTTTAACATCAGCATCATTAAATCTATTAATAGTACTATTATACCTATTTCCGTCTTCTACCTTAAAGCTGAAGTTCTTTACTTGTCTTACTGTATGTTGAGAAGTAAATGTAATACAAACACTATCTTGGAAAATACCATTAGTAGTCTGTGTCTTAATAGAACTTACTAAGTCAATTAAGTACACATCATCATGGAACAAAGTCTCTCTAGTATCATAACCAATCCAATCAACTTTGAAGTTAACTGCTTTATTGAGTATATGGCTACAATGTAGTAATAAACAATCACTGGCTTCTGTTGGTACTTTAATGTACATATCAGATTCTGTTGTAGTTACATCAATACAATCTAATTTGTCCTTTGATATGGTTCTGTCAAATTGTATTCTTACATATAAGAAACCGTCCAAATCTCGGTAATATCCAATGTGTGTAACATTGAAATCCATAATGTTTCTCCTTTCTAAGTAAAAGCGGATGATGGTTTTCCATCATCCTTTATACATTTACTATTATTCATTTAATTTATTGACTTGTTCAACATTATATTATATAAATAATTCTATAAGGGAGGATATAAATATGGCTAATGCTGACTATTCTACATTTTTCTTTAGAGACGACATATATAGAAAAACATTCGTTTCTAATCTAGACAAAAACTACAGAAAAATGGATGCTTACATTATATCATATTTCGATAGAAACAGTAATACCTTATTTAGTAAAGACTTCGACCAGCTATATTGGCATAGTAGAAGCTTCCCTAACGATTTGGATATTCTTTTGAACAGTACCAACTGTGATATGGAGACTGTTAAAAAAGCTATAAACGATAGTAAACAGGTTAATTCTTCTTGGAAAGTATTAGCAAATGCAGAATATTGGATTATGACAGGTTGTATTAAATACTTTGTAGATACTAAGAGACCAAAAGAGCTTAATCACATGATTATGTATTTATCATGTGCTATTTATGCTTCACTCATATATAAGTACTTTAGAGGTTTTACACCAACTCCAGCCATTATGGAGTATACTATTAATAATTTATCTAATCGTTATGATATCAAGAAACTTGGAAGTATCTATGCTGTTTTAGATAAAGTATCAGCTAAGAACCATGATACCTATAAAGATTATTTCTTAGATAAGAACTTCTGTGATAGACGTATTTTTGAGTATATTATGAATCTGAATACTCGTATCAATAACTTCTTGAAAGAAATTAAAAATGCTTATGAGAAGAATAGACAATCTGGTCATTATATGAATAGTGAAAGAGATGTCAATGATGAAGAAAACTTCAGAGAGAATGATAACTTGTCATTCACTGTAGAGCGTTTGTCTACTAAGGTTTCTAATAAGATAATTACAGTGGGTATCAATAATATGCTTGCTGAATCAGCTGCTAAAATGGGTGGTGTTAGTGTATCTGCTGTTAGAGAAACTGTGTATAAGATAGTAAAGGAAGAAACGGTTACTATTAAAGAATTCATTAATCTTTATTTGCAACAGTATCTTGTAGTAGATAACCATCCAGTACAGACTATTTCATCTAAGCAATATCTTACATATGCAAATAGAATCTATACCAAATCAAATACTAATGATAAAGGTGTAATTCGTATGAAAGAGATATTAGATGATTGGCTTACTAAGAACTGTGAAAAGTATGTAAAGACAGAGCGTGCAGCTAGTAAAGGTGGATATCGTAAAGCTATATTCTTGTATTTTGCATTAGCAGTTCAAGCAGTGTTAAATAGTAAATACTAGAAAGGTGGTTAATATGTTAAGTACTACTAAAACATTTGAAAGAAAAGTATCTTATGATACTATGATAAATGAAGGAAGTATTTTAAGTGAAACCTATTATGGTAAGAATCCTGAACTTGAATCATGTGAACAATGGTTTGAAGAAATGAAGACAGGACTTATCAGAGGTAAAAACCCTAATAAAATGAAACAAGTAGACCAGATTAATAGAACATTTGCTAACTTATTTGGATTCGAAAAGTTTCATTTGATTATTATTGCAGATGAATCACAGGGTAATGCTTTCACAGTACCTTTCTTCGACAATACTAATAAGGCTATTGAAGACCACTTCTTTGATTTGAAGAAGACTGGTCATGGTGTTAAATATGCTAATCCTAGAGGAAAGCAATTATACACTTTTGTATATTCCTTCTTGCTTCGTAATGTATCTTCTGAACAGCTCATGGCAATTATTTTACATGAGATTGGTCATAACTTCTTCTTAGTTAAAGAACAAGCACAGAATGTTAAGCTTAGAAATAACTGTGACCAGATTATTCAAGTAATAAAGATTATGAAGCAGTATAACTGGGATTCTTCTCTGTATCCACAGGCTATTAAATATATGCTTGATGTACAGAAGTATGCAGAAGACCCACAGAAATACTTTGAGAAAGAGTTCTCAAAACAGACTAAAGATAAAGCATTTAAAGAAGAAGAAGCTAATAAACTATCCTACCAGATTTATAATATCTATAGTGGAATATGTAACATAGCTGTTTCATGGATTACAGTTCCTATTTCATTAGCTATGGCTTGTTTCTTACCTTTCTTAGCTTATGGTAGAAAACATACTAAGCATAAGCTTTATAAAAATGCTAAGAAATCTCAAGCTTATAATGCAGAGAAGTTTGCTGATAACTTCGCTGTAAGTTATGGTTATGGTGTTGGTTTAGCTTCTGTATTTAATAAACCGACAGAGAACTTTAGTCCTATTAATTCATCAAGTAAGATTCCTCTTGTAAGAATTTATTCTTATGTATTCGAAATGTATGGATATTTAGGATTCTACTTTGCAGATGAACATCCAGATAACTTATCTAGAGTAACATTTACTTTAACTAAATTGAAGTATGAGTTAGCTAATGATAAGACATTGGATTCTAAAACAAAAGCACAGATTCAAAAAGAAATTGAAGATATTGAGGATATCTTAGGTGAGAGACCTATGTTTAAGAAGTGTATTGATAGATTATGTCGTAAGACTTCTCAGACAAAAGACAAGATTGGTTCTGCAGGTATGGACGAGAAAGAAATCTTTGACTTTGATAAGAAGTTATTGAAAGGACGTATGTCTGAAGATACTTCTTATTATGATTCTATTTTTAATAATGAATCATATTATGATTTCTTAGAGGCTTATGTTCCATTTGGTGGTTCAGAACCTATTCCAAAAGAACTTGTATCTGAAATGTCTTCATTAGTTAATATGGATATGTACTAAAAACAAAAAATTATATACATATATTATTAATATGAAAGGTAGGTATCATTATGAAGATTACAGCTAAATCTGCAGAAGATTTTAAGGTAATTGAGAGTGCTTTGAAGGAATTAGACCCTGAAGAAGAATTCCTCAGTCACTTTAAATCAGCAGAACAATCTGACAAAGATAACAGTGGTATTACTGTTATTCTTCGTAATAATAAACGATTCATCAAGAACCTTAACAAGAATAAGTACATTGTTGTTATTCCTGATGGATTAGAAATTGATAGCTTTGAGTATGTAACTGCTTATGAAGGTAAGGCTCGTAATAGAGTTCCTGTTTCTAATGTAGTTATGAAGTGCCATATGGATACTAATGAAGTTAATTTCGTAGTAGTTCTTTCTGGCTTTAACACAAGTGCTATTCGTGTTATTAAGGCTCTGCAAACAGCTCCGCTTATCCCACCGTCTACTAGTGATGTAGTAGAATCTGTGGATGATGCTATTAATGAAGCTGTAGCTGACAGTACAGAAGGAAATGTACAAGAAGCTATTGATGACGTTTTAGGTGAATAATTATAGAGGAAGTAGACATAAACATTGTCTACTTCCTCTTTTTCCCATAAAACGTCATGAAAATAAAATATTAATGTTTATAAATTAGTAAACGAAAGGAGGGAAAACTAATGAAAAATCCAATAGCTGATGATACTCTTGTCTTGATGATGGACAGACTGACACAGGATGACATTCTTCTACTAGATTTCTTAGTTAAGAAGAAATGTGTAAATTCCAATATGGGAATATCTAAGACAAGAGCAATTAAAGAACTTAAGGATATGACAGATTTTAAGTTCCAGATGTGTTCTAATCGACTATACTTAGCTCTGTTAGTCAATAAAGTAGTAAGCCACCCAGTAAAGTACTATATTACTAAGGCTGGAAAAGATGTTTTAAAAATGTATAAAGAGACATTAACTGATGACCTTAAGGAAGTCAGTAAATAAAAGGAGGATATATTAACATGAGTAAAATGTTTACAGATGAAGCAATCGAGGAAATTATCAATCACCCATTATTTGAGGAGAAGCTTAAGAAAGTCTTGACAGAATTCGAATTGAAACAGGCTAAATCAGTTAGTTTTCTTACAGACTATATTGATGAGACATTATCCAATATACAAGAAAATGTAGAAGAAGATACTAGTCGATATATTTTGGGTGATGACCTTTTGAAAAAGGATAATCCTGTATTTAAGTTAAATAAACGGATTGATGGGAATCCATTAGGTCTTACACTAATTCACATTCAAGAGAAAGATGGTTATTATATTCCAGTATTACTTGCTAGGAGGAATTCTCTTAAAAGCTATTTTATAGATGCACAAAGTTTTGAGAGAGGTCTTCAAGCATTGACACTTTTCAGTGGTTTAAGGAAAAATTCATCTATTAGAAACTATGATTCTCTTATGGTCAATAAATACAATGAAGCAATAGAAAGAGGTTATAAGTTTAGCAATCAGTTAGTCTTTAAAGAAGAAGATACAGAGTTCTGGCTTCATAAGATTACTGATGATAATGAGTTAGCTGTAAGTGATGCTCTCATATTAGCAGCTCTCAATGATGATGATAACAGAAAACTTGTAAAAATTATGAGTGAAATTAATTAAGGAGGAGAAGAATTATGGCAGAGCCAAAGGAATTAAAAGACACAGTAGAAATGATGAACAGCTCTGATTGGCAAGAAAGGTTTAAAGCTGAATTCTTTCAACTTAAGATTCGACTTGAGAAACTTAATGAGACAATTCATAGACTGAATTGTGGAGATTTAAATCCTAACGATTTTGATTGTCCAGTAGTTTTTCTTGAGAATCAAGCTAGAGGTATGCGTATCTATTTAGACGCAATGATGGCAAGAGTTACCTCTCAAAAAATTGATTTGTGATAAGGAGGAATAATATGGATGAGAGCTTATATTAGATACAGCAATTCAATGTTCCTTAAAGTTATAATAACAGACATTGTGTTTATGATATTAGGAAATTTAGTCCATGATTTTGATGGAGCTTCTGCTATTTGGGGATTAGTAGCAGGAATGGCTGTTATTACGACAAGTTCAAGTGTAGTTATTAAAAAGGATAAGAAAGAGGAGGAAAACAATGGTAAAGAATTTCATAACTGAAGGAAACGAAATTGGTTTCTTAGGTTTAGGACAATGTGGTGGTAACATTTGTGAGGTTGCAGAACAGTATAGTTACCCATCTGCAGCTATTAACACAGCTAGTGATGACTTGAACAATCTAGAATTGGTTCGTGCCAGACTACTAGTTGAGAATAATGGTGGATGTGGTAAAGACCGTTCTGAAGGTATTAAAGCTGTTAAGAGAGACTATAACAAGATTCTCACATTCGTAAATAAGAACTTCCAGTCTCAGACTACTATCTTTGTAGCATTTAGTACTGGTGGTGGTACAGGTTCAGGTTTTGCACCTATCATTATTGACTTGATGACAAAGAAGTTTGCTGATAAGAACTTCATTGCATTAGCATTTACACCAACTAATAAGGAAGGATTATCTTCTCTGGATAACAATGTAGAATGTTTGAGAGAGTTACATAGACTTAAGATTCCTACCATGTTAGTTGATAACAACAAGTTCTATGATAAGAACAAGGATAAGTCTAAGAAAGATTTCTTTGACTTAATCAATGTATATGCTATCTCTAACATTCAGGCAATCTTTAATCCAGAGAGTGAGAACAGTTCTATTGCAGGTAATGCAGACCGTAAGGACTTAAGCAAGTTATTCAGCCTTCCAGGTTGTATTATGGTTGCTAAGAAGACCTTCACAGAACAGGATTTGGCTAATAAGGGTATTGAGCAGATTATCCTTAATACGATTGACAGTAACATCTATGCTGATATCAATTCAGATAATGTTGTAGGTCGAATGGGATTCATTTATGAGTTGCCAGAAAGATGTCAGCCTAACATGAACTATGATAAGATTAAAGAGGAATTCGGTACTCCTATTGATATCTTTGAAGGGTTCAGAAACATCGAAGATGTTACCAACCAGAAGTTCCGCATTATCGTTATCTTCAGTGGTTTGTCATTCCCTAAAGAGAGAATCGAGGAGTATGCTAAGCTGATTGAGGAAGATGTTAGTAATACTAATGAAAGTGAAGATGACATCTTTGATGGAATTAAGAAAGACAAGAAATTGCTTAACCACAAACGTGAGGTAATTTCAGGTACAGGTGTTGTAACGACAGTTGATACGGATGACCCAGAGAGTATTGACTTAGAAGACCTGTTCAGTAACTATGAGTAATCCCAACTATTTGTATTCATAACACTATTGGAGTAAGGACTTTGTTGTCCTTACTCCGATTTTTTTTTCGCATTTTGACAAGAAATAAACTTATATTATCGTTATAGTTTATACATAAGTATAGATGAAATATAATAAGCGAAAGCGGAAAGGACATGAGCTGGACTGCTCATGTAAAAGGTAGTATTATGGCACAGTTTTTAAATGATGATATAATCAGCAAAAAGTTTATCACTCGTGAATTGGGAGGATATGTATTCTTATTCCTCCCACAGATGACTGGTGAGGCTAATATTCTTGAAAGTATTAGCCATTACTGGTCAAAAAGTCTGAAAGACACTTTTGCAAGAAAGTGTCTTGATGACACCTTCAAGGTAGCCAATGGGGGAGGTTGGATTTTCCCTCATGGTTACTTAGTTGTAACGAGGGAAACACTTAATTGGCTGAGAAATCAGCCATTAAGTGGTAACATGTCAACTACCCAGTCTGAAGGTTTCAGAAGACAACAACAATGGCATCAACAAGAAACCTTCAGACAGCAGCAGTATATCAATCAGCAGGTTCATCAGCAACAGATGGATATGCACAATCAAGCTGCTGCACAAGCAATGCAAATGCACAACAACATGTTCTTTGGCATGTAGAGTTGTGCATTTTGTATTGCTCTCTTTATCCCCCTATGTAATAGGGGGAATTTTTTTCTATGTTCCTTGTAGTTTGTCAATCTGTAAATCTAGTATTTATAAGATTATATTATTAAATTGGCAGAAGAAGAATACAAGAGGAACTGAATAGTGATAAGAAGTCTATGTGGTATAGGCTGTCTCACATGTAATATAAGGAGGGAAGGTTCTTGTGTAATGCAAGAGCCTTCTTTTTTTCTATGTTCCTGCAACAAATCATTAGTATTTTTGATAGAAAGGAGATACGTTTACAATGGATTTGTATAACATTTATACTGAAGAAAAGGTAACTAAAGCCAAACGAGCACAACTTGATGAGAAGGAGTTTGGCTTACCTAAGAAGAGATTGTACCCATTAGTTGATGCTGAACATGTCCGTAAAGCAATTCAGATGTTCTCTAAATGTCCTAGAGAAGATAAGAAGGAATTGGCTAACAATATTTACAGTGCAAGTTTAGTTCATCACGTTGAGATTTCCAAAGACAGTGAAATCTATAAATTTTTACCACAGAAGAAGAAAGACATAGTTGATGATGGTAAGATTATACTTACTGAGGGAGCTGCTATGACTGACTTCTTAAACTTACAGAGGTTGTCATTATGCGAAGATACAATAGCAATGTTCTCTGAGAACTATCCTAGATTGAAGATGTTGAATGAGAAGACTGCTAAAGGTCTAATCATTGCTGAAGGAGACATGGTTGTAGGGTACATGGTCTATAATGAAGATAAGAACTTCATTTCAGAGTTACATGTGAATCCTATGTATGATGGAATAGGTATTGAGAGAGAACTCTTATCTTATAGATTCAATGAGAACACTACTGTCTATGTAGATAAGGATAGTAAGTTCTTAAAGCCATTACAAGAATCAGAGTTCAAGATTCTAAATGAGAAGGACAATGGTTACTTTTTGATTAGGCATTACTTGTTATCAGAAGATAATAATGACCCTAGAGTTAGTAATGACTTAGCTAAAGAGAAGTTTAATCAAGTCTTAAAGGAATCTAATTTAGGTAAAGAAATCATGGATGGTTGTAAAGAAATTGCTTTATCAGAAGCCTTTTTAAAAAAAAACGTAACCACTACTGATAGGGACATCTATGAGATTACAATAGGTAGATTTTCTGGTAGTGTAATCATTGATTATACAAACAAGGAATTCATTATCAAAGGTATTAACTATATGAAGTTCCTTAAGAGAGTTAATGAGATTTACTCAGCTAGAAACATAGATACTTTATTTGAGAAGAATTATACTAAGCGTTCTCAGAAGTTATGGGAATTAGAGTTTACAAATGACCGTAAGATTGCTAATCTTAGAGTTCCTCTGTTCTTTGCATTAGAGGTCTATAAGATTTTCTTAGATTTGTCAGAATACTATAAACTTCCATACTATACCAATGTAGCTAACAAGATTTGGAATAAGACATGGATTTCTAAGTTCCAAGATAGACAGAATGTAGAAACTGATATTACTCCATTGAATAATCTGAACTTTGAAGCTAAAGATTATCAGAGGAAGTTCATAGAAGAATATGAATCACTCAAGAATATCTATGAATTAGAGGGTTACATACTCTCATTTGAACAAGGTTTAGGTAAGACATTTACAGCTATTGGGTTATCTGAGTGTCTTAAGTATGTAGAGCAAGTAATTATAGTTTGTCCTAACTCATTGAAAGAGAATTGGGCATACGAGGTTAGAGATTACTTCAAAGAATTCCAGATGAATGAAGCTGTCTGGAAGAGTAAGGTCTATGTACATAACAACCAGAAGTATCAGTTTACTAAGGATACTAGATATGTTATAGTAAACCAAGAATCTATTCATAAGATTTACAAGCTTGCTAAGAAGAAGAATGTTATGATTATCGTAGATGAAAGTCATAACTTCCGTAACATAGATAGTCAGCGTTCTCAAGAGTTGTTAAAGCTTAAAGAGATTACAAATTGTAAGGATAACTTACTTATGTCAGGAACTCCATTAAAAGCTTCACCAGATGAGTTAATACCTGCATTAAGGATGATTGACCCTTACTTTACACCAAAAATGGCAGTTATTTATAGACAGGCTTTCAAGTCTAACAGTTATGACATTTATAGAGTGGTTAGAGAGAGATTTGACCGTTCTATTTATAGGAAAACTAAGAAAGAAGTATTGAAGCTTCCTGATAAAATTATTGATGAGATTGTATATCAGATTCCTAATGCTGATAATTATCTTATGAATACATTAGCAAATCAAGTTTCCTTAAGGTTCGAAGAAATTTATGAGGAAAAGGTTAAGAACTTAGGTCCATTACGTAAAGAGTTCAGGAACTTAGTAATGCAGTTCTCATCTGCACCAGTTGCAGAAACTAAGGATTACTTAGATTACATTGATTGTACAATTAGTGGAAAGGAATTCCATTATGTATTTGAACATAGACAGATGATTTATGATAACTTCTTAAAGGATTTTGTTTATCCTAACATTCCTAATAAAGAAGAACAGGAAAGATTAAAGTTCTTAGAGAATAAATACATTCATGTTAAACAATCTGCTATGGGTCTAGCATTAGGTGAAGTGTTACCAATAGCTAGAGCAAATTGTTATACTGACATGTTTAAGTATAACATTAAAGATGTAATCAAACGTATAAATAATGCCGAGAAGAAGACAGTTATCTTCACTCAATTCTTAAATGTAGCTAATTACATTACTGATGCTTTGAATAAGAATAAGGTTGGAGCATTAAAGATAATTGGTGAGACTAAGGATAGAATGGATGTTATCAATAAGTTTAAATGTGATGAGCGAATTGAAGTATTAGTTGCTACGTCACAAACATTATCTACTGGTGTAACATTGACTGAAGCCAATCAGATAATCTTCTTTGGTACACCTTATAGGGATGCTGATTTTCAACAATGTTGTGATAGAATTCATAGAATAGGACAAACTCATACAGCTTATATCTATAAGACAATCTTAGATACTGGTGACGAGTTAAATGTTACTACAAGAATGAATGATATTCTTAATTGGTCTGGTAACATGTTTACTACATTAATAGATAACCCAGAAGATATTGAAGTAATGATGAATGAAGATACTCTAGGAGAAGCTACAGTTGCAGGGGTAGCTGCTCCAGCAGCACCACCTAGTCAAGGACCACTTCTATCTTCTCGTTATGGTGGTTTAGATAACGAATTCGAACATCAGTACCAAGATTATGATGAAGCTTATGATAGTGATGGTAGTATTCTTACTGAAACCTTAGAGACTAGATTAACTAATCCAACTAAAGGTAAGTATACAACACTTTATCATGCTTCTTCTCATCTATTAGATAAGATAGTTCCTACTTGTGTTAATGCAGGAACTAGACTGTCTAAAGTAAGAACATCTTCTTATTGGTTTGATAATTTTCATTTTGCTTGTGGTTATGCAGCTATGGAAGTCTTTGGTGAGAATAAGATACTTAGACCTCTTATTTATGAACATTGCTTCTTAGATTCTGATTTTAAATTAGCTATTAATAGTAAATATAAATCTGAATTAGAGAGACAATGTATAACGAATAACATTCAATTTTATATCTATGAAGTTACAGTTCCTACTAAGATTGTAGGAAGAGGTCATCACTTTAACTTCCCAGAATATACTTTAGATGTTCCAGTGAAACCTAATAAGGTTCATGTTCTTAATTATAATAAAATTAAGAAGTTCTTCAAGTATGTTAATGATGGTGTAGCAGAAGCAGAAATGAAATCTGTTATGGAAAGAAGAAAAAATCCTAGTAAGAATCCTTACTATGAAGGAAACTATTTTAATAGTCCTTGGTATGAACGTCTTGTTTATCATACTGACTTAAAGACTAAGAAAATAAGAGATGAGTACAAACAATATGCTAAAGGTGAAACAGAGACCTTATATGAAGGTGCAGAACTTGCAATTCCAGATGAATCTGATGAAGTAACTGTTTTTGACAATAAGTTTAATCCAGATATACCTGAAATACAAAGAAATGTATCTTCCCAGAAGTCTCATATCTTGCCATCTGATTATTCATCTAATGCTGTTAATATGGACCACTTGAATGAAGACCCTGAAATGCCTTGTGGTATAGGAGGAGCTTCTATTACAAATGATATACCAAATAATACAGTAAACCCATTAGAATATAGTGGAGATAGCACTGATGATGATAACTATGTAAGTTATATACTTGAAAGCGGTTTGCTTGATAAAATGTAAAAAAAAAAGAGGATAGCGTTTAATTAAAACAACGCTATCCTCTTTTTATTTAATAAGAACTTATACTTCTTTTCTTCGTTTAAGACGTTCCTTTTCAGGTTTTTTTCTCTTTTTTATAGGGTCACCATGAGATATCATTACTCCATTAATAAATAAACAAGATTCATATTCAACTTCTTCTTGTTCATTTTCCCATTCTGCTAATTCTGCTTGTTCATTTTCCCACCTTTCTGCCTCTTCTGCTTCTGCTTCGTCTTCCCAATCTTCTTCTTCGTCATTATCGTCTTCTGTATCATATGTATCATAAAAAGTGAGATTTTTCTTGTAAACTTTATTTGCTTTCTTCCCTACATCATATCTCCTATATTTTCTTAAACCATTCATTAATTCCTCTTTGGTACACCAGTGTATATCTTCCATATATACAGTTCCATCAACTGGTTCACCATCAATAGAAATTTCCCACCGTCTTCCACCAGCATATTTGGTTAAAACTACTGGTTTCTTATCTGTTGTAAGTGTTTTATAACCTGGTACATACAATAGATTAGGTCTTCCATCAGCATAAAACTTTAAGTTTTTAATATATCCTATCGTTAATTGCATAAAAAATCTTTCTCCATTAATAGAAAAGAACCATTCTCCATTTCCAGCACGTTCTTCAAGTACAGCTTCTTGTTTGTCTTTAGTAATGATAACATCACCTATTTTATATCTGATACGCATTTATATTTCCTTTCTTAAAATTTTTGTAATACTTTAAGACATCCATCTTTCTGAAGCTTATCTAGATACCTTTCAGTTTCCAGATTCTCAACAAAATGTTCTGGAATATATCTTTCTCGTCTTTCTACTGGCTCTGTATAATGTCTTTTTTCAGCAAATGGATGTTTTACTGCGTAGCTGCTTATATGTGTACCATTGGCTTTATTAAACTCCTCCAGTTTTTTCCTTGCTTCCATTTCATTGTAAATATCATCAAGCGTTTTCTTTTTAGTTTTTGTTGTTAATGGAGGAGCATAACCATCACCATAAATATCTTTATGTGATAACCTTTTAATATTTTGAATAGTAAATTCGGTTTTTTTCTTAGGATGCCTTTCTATACCATGTTTATCTACAAAACCATTTCTTCCAAGTGATATATACTCACCATCAAGCTTAACAATTCTCCATGTTTCAAGATATTTTGATGTTCTCTGAAGTAAAACAACTACATCACCTGAGTTTGTTTGTATTTTCATTCCAGATTGATATCCATTAGCGTCTCCTACATCCATAGATGCTATTGTATGCAATATACGAGGTCTAAATGTAAAACCATTTATTTGATACGACCAGTAATAATACGGTTTTTTAATAATTTCACCGTCTTCATCTTCTTCTAAAATATATCTGCATGCACGCTTACTATCTATTCCTAAGAGTTTAATAGGAATATCTAAGTTGTCTTCAACATATATTTCGTCACCTTTACGAAATACAACTCCATTATAAAGTTCTTTTGTTATTTTTGCCATTATGATTATTCCCTTTCGTTTAGTTTCTCAAAAAAAGAAGCCATAATAGGCACAGAAAAGAATATTTTCTTTTACTGTTTCATAAGTAGCAAAGATTAGGCTAGTATTCGAACACATTACTACACAATATATAACCATAAGTAAAACTCTCATTAATGAAAATATGATTACAAATGGCTCTAAAATGTGTACCATCGAGTTCGTTTACCATTACCTTAAAAAGGTTGGTATTCTTATTCAACCAATCTTCAGGTTCAATACCAACCTTTTTAAGATTCTTTAAGCTCAAAAGAACACCAGAATCACTCATGTACATATAGTACTCTGGTTTGTCTGCTTCTATCTGTTCTAGCCGAAGTACACTGTCTTCTGAACTTAAAAAGTTACAATACTTAGTTATTGACTCATTTGCATCATTTATCAAACGAGTAGTATTTGATTCTTTGCTAAGTATTGATAACTTTGCCATTACTCTGCCACCTCCTTAACGTTGCTGTTCGCTCTGAAGTAGTTGCGTTTATCCTCATTCTCACGCAACTTCTCCTTCTGCCTTTTGAGCTGTTCGTCAACAGCATCATTGAGAGCTAGTTCAATTACATCATACAGCTTAGATGTAAATCTATTGAACTGCTCTCTAGTTAGTCGAATCCGACCAACACTCATGTCAGAATCAACAAATGAAACGAGAATTGACCCTGCTCTTTTCTCAACTCTCATTTCATAGTTAACAGATTCTCTACTTCCATCCGAAGTCTTTGTGGACTTAAAGATAAACGGATGGTTTACATCTTCAAATCTCATCATTGAGAGATTTAAAAATGCGTATGGGAGTGTTACCCCATATCTGTTAGCAGATAACACCTCTTGTCGACAAGTTTCAATTAAATTTTTTAATGTAGTATTCATAGTTAGTTCCTCCTTTTCGTTTTTATTAACTTCTTAACTACATAATAATAATATATATATGTAATGTAATAAAATACGATTAAAAAAAAACAATGTATTAAGAAGACTATAAAAACTTTATGTTATTGAATGAAGGGAGATTAAAAATTATGGCTAATTTACCTAAATTAAAACAAATTGAAGGTGCTTTAGATTTAGTCAATGTTGTAGAGCAACTTAAACCATTTTTGAATGGTGTTGACGCTTCTAAAGTTAATACAAGTTTTCCTGTAGATGCTGATGACGCTTCACAGGGTGTAATCACATTGGATGCTTACCTGAAGTCACTTCCTGACTATTCAGAGACAATTCAGACACTTTCTGATACTGTAAGTTCTATCTCTGATAAGAAAGTTATTGACCCAGTTTCTTATACATTCGGTTTCGAAGTATCTGAAGATGGTGCAGTTACAGTTTCCCAGTCTTTCTTGGATGCTGTAGATGATAACTTCAAGAACGTTACCGATTCTGCAGTTCCAGTTTATACTTACAGCTTTGAAGACAATGGTGCAGGTGTACAGGCTTATGCTGTAGATGGTGATGTACTGTCTCAGGTATACTTTGATGCTAGCACTGGTCTGTTCTATGTTAATGTATTTAACAGTGAGACAGGTGCTACTGAAAAGCAGTCTATTAAAGCTCCTCTGTACGTTGCAACTTCTGAAACTGATGAAGAAGGAAAGACTGTAAATAAGGAACTGACTACTAATGATACACTTCGTGTATTCGTTAAGAAAGAGTATACTTTCAAGGATATTCCTGCAGATTATCAGGTTGATAATGATGCTTATGAGGAATTCCAGCGTCAAGTTGCAGTTAAGACACTTGCAGCACAGATTGCTTCTAATAAAGCACTTCTGGCTGAAGTACAGGAAAAGATTAAGGATGAAACCATTCAGCAAGCAATCTCTGACCTTACAGACCAGACTGCTACTGTTAATGGACGTGTAAATACTTTGGTTGCAGATTCTGAAACTGAAGGTTCTATTGCTTATTTGATTGCTCAAGCTTTGGTTGACTATACTCCGTCTTCTGATAGTACAGCTATTAGCGATGAGGATTTGCAGAAAGTAGTTGCTGAGATTCAGACTAAGATTGATGAGATTAGTTACAAGACTGTAACTGAGAATGTTACTCTTGCTGAAGGTGCAGCTGCTATTATCAACTTTGCTTCTAAGTATGATGATACATACGTAATTGATGAATCTTCTCTGATTAAGCTGTTTGTAAATGGCTTGACATATGTTGAAGGTGAAGCTTTCTCTGTATCTCGTACAGATAAGACTATCGTTTGGACTTATACAGCAGCTAATGAAGGATTCGATTTGGATGCTGATGACGTTATCATTGTTGAATACACAGTAGGAAAGAAAACTGAAGAAAAAGTAGAAGAGCCTACTGAAGAAACTGATTCTACTCCTTCATCTGAAGGTGGAGAAGAAGAACCTGTAGTTGATGGTGGTACAGAAGGTTCTGAGGAAGGTGAAGAAGAACAAGAATCTGTAACAGATGGTTCTGAGACTGAAGAAACTTCTAACAATGAGGAAGAGCAAGAATCTGTAACAGATGGTTCTGAGACTGAAGAAACTTCTAACAATGAGGAAGAGCAAGATGATACCTCTGCAAATGACTAATTTGTGAAATGAGGAATGAATTATGATACCAACTAAACAAGTTGAAGGTTTAGACGCATTACTGACTAAAGTTGAAGAGCTTGAGAAAGAAAATTCTGAGCTGAAAGAGCAGTTATATATGTGGGTTGATATACTTGAACAACGTATACAACTGTTAGAAGCTTTTACAGGTGTAAATGGTCAGGAATAATGCTATAAACTAAGAAAAGAAATGAGAGAATGAACTTAACGTTCATTCTCTCATATTTTATTTAACAGCATACCAACGAAAAGTTGCATCAAAAGGAACATTTGAGTTATATCCTCCCCATGCTTTAGTAAATATTAACATTATGCTTGCATAATATACAGGAGCTGCACTATATAATAAATAATCACCATCTGTACTTTCTCTTGTAGGACTTTTAAAACTAGAACTTTTATTTATGGTTGGTAAAAACATAATACTATTATAGAAACCTCTAAACACAGAACTTTCTATACCATTAGCTGAAGCTATAGTAGTAACAGTACTATCTGTTGCTAATAATTCTGATTTACTATCAAGTGGTGCAGTATATCCTGCTATAGTTAATGTCATAGGAAGTTTATCAATATATACTTGCGATGGTATAAAATCTAAAGCATTAATATCAGTAGATAAATCTTTACTATAAAACGTAGTAGTACCTTTAGGAATAACAACGTTGTTGGTTTCATCACTACGTAAATCATTAAAATCTGTGATATTAAGATTAAACACAAATTCTCCAGTAGCATACTTTTGTTCTTGTAGCTGTGCTACTGTACTTTCCAATGTTTCTATCTGTTCGTTTGTTGCATTATTACCATTCTTAATTTCAGTAATTATGTTCTGCATTGTGTCTAACTGTTCTTGATTAACATATTTTTTTTTTTTGTAATATGGCTTCTATTTCATTTGAAAAGCCTTCAATTTGTTTTATAGGTAGCATAACTATACCTCCCTTAATTTCATTCATACTAAAGTTCTAACGAGCATAACATAATAGCACTATTATTCTTAATGTCATCGTTGCTATATGTTACTTCAAGATTACATATTGGTATTACATTATCACTTGACTGTTTAGCATTACAAAGTTGCCAATTTCTTTCAAATAATTCAAATGGCTGAATAACATCTAGCCTTCCATAAATAATTGCTCTATAAGAAGAATTAGAATTTAATTTACCATACTGAATATCTATATAACAATTACCATCTGAATCATAAACATATCTAATTCCTGTAATTAGTTTATAAATTGAACTGTAGTATGCATGATTTTCTAATGCAAATATACTTTGTGAATCTGCTTGAATGAATGAAACAACAACAGTCTCATTACCAAATACTAAAGTTCCACTATTCATATTAGATACAGATTCTAATCTATGTAAACATAATCGAAAAGGTATTCCCTCCATTCTATTAGCACCTACATTTAATTCTGCAGGAATAGTTAAAAGACGATACCAATTTAAACCACTTTCTGAAATTGGATTTATCTTAAATGATAAACTATTATTTAAACTTTGATACGAATATTTTTTTTTTCAATATTTCCTCTATCTTCTTATTAAAACCTGAAATCTGTTTAATTGGTATCATAATCATATCCCCTTTCTCCATTCATATACAAATCTAATAAATACTTTTTATCAATAGTTCTTCTGAACACAGGAACTATATGTTTACTGTTCTTGCAATCTTCATTACTACATCTATATATTCTAACACCTTTTTTTTTACTTTTATCATAAGATACAAGTTTTAGGTATCCGTTACAATATCTACATTGTCCTTTATTAAACATCCATTTGTCAACTTTAATAAGCAAGAATATCTCTAGATGTAGTACTATGAGTACAAGACAAATAATAATAAAAACCTTCATTTTTCTATGTACCCTTCTTTCTTTTCATATTTCATAAAAAAAAAGAAACTTTATACTACGTATAAAGTTTCTTCTCTTTGTCATATATACTATGACTATTTAATGGACTTACATCCATTGTGGAGTTCCTCCACATGGATGACATTACCATCTTTATCATAGTATATATAAACGTGGTCGCCAGCGTGCATATCAGGAGCATCCTGAATATGCACAGTCTCACCTGTTTCCACATTGATAAAATCATCTGTGAAATCAGTTGGGACACTACAACAAATGTAGTCTTCGACCACATCTGTGCCATCTGCCGCAAATCCAACCTTAGCGACTACAATGGCACAGATAACAACAGTTACAATTAAAGCAAGGTCTCTCAACCTTGCTTTAGCTACCTGATGTGGGTTCTCCCTAAGAGAACGCTCCATCAGGGTTTCGAATTTCTTTTCCTCTTTCATCATCATTGCTTTTTCCTCCATCTAATTATACTTAGTTAACGTGTTACATAACGATAATATATGAATATAATTAGAATGATTACGCTTCAACATCAACTGATACTGGAATCTCTACAAAGACTTCATCGTCATAATTGATTTTAAAGAGATTATTTGATAACCATACAACTGTCTTAGCTGCATAATCAATAGCAAAATAGTCAGGTGCATTATATGGGATACCATTAACTACCAACTTAGCAGGTATAGTATTCTTTACATCTTCTTCATTTACATTGGAATAGAATTTGAATTCCGTTTGCCCTTCCTCATTTATCATCAGCTTCTCTGAAATTACTTTGAAAGATGCTTCTGCAACGGTTTCAACACTCTCTTGTAACTTTTTACCGCCTTCAATTTGGGTAAAATTAATAAGTTTACTCATGCGTTTTACCACCTTTCTTTAAGAAAAATAAAAATAACTATATTTGATTGTTTTAATAGGAATATGACACAGCACAACTTAGTTAAGTTGCACCATGTCATAATTTCTTTAGTCATCAATGTGCAATGCACGGACTTTGGTAGTCCAAGGGTCTTCTACTGACAAATTACTCTCATCACCAGTTATTACCCACATCAGTTCATATCCTTTTGGTTTGAATTCCTCACTGATTGACCTTTCTCCATAACCATCAGTAAAGATACAAAGCATGTTCAGGTTGTTATTCTTGAGATTCTCATTTACATACTCAAAGATAGGCTGAAATGCTGTCCCACCTCTACCTTGAACATTGAACTCCACATCGTCTTTCTTGTTAACTTCATATACACGTTGAATCTTTGCATCACATTCGATTACAGTTAATGTGTACTTAGTTGTCTTCAAGATTTCAAAGACTTCTGTAAAGATGTATGAGAATTCCTTCTCTGTCATAGAACCTGAAGTGTCAAATGCAATAGCCAGATTAACAACTCTGTCAGAAATTCTTCCTCTCAAGTCATATCTACTTTGCTGTCTTCTGTCTCTCCTTAATGGTGTCTTCTTATAAGGCTTCTTTACTCGTCCTACCATTCTCCTGAACTCATCTTCCCATCTAATTTTAGGTGGTTCATTGAGTTTCTTGATTAACTCTTGAATATGACTAGGAAGATTACCTCTAGCTTTACCCATTTGTTGTGCAACTTCTTCAGCCATCTTACCAATAATTTCTTCCATTCTTTCAATCTGGTCTGGGTCAGACTGGTCATATCCACAACCATTCAGATTCAATTCCTTCATGATTTCTTCAATCTGGTCTAACAAGCTTCCTTTCTTACCATTAGATGAACCTTCCCCATCGTCATCAGGTTCTTCACCTTCTTCTCCATACTCTCCTCCACTGTTACCTTGAAGCTTATTGGAGAGTGATTCTAGTTTATCAAGCAATTCTTTCTGCTGCTTCTTAATCTGTTCCTTTTTCTCCTTGTAGTTCTTAGAGTTAACTGCCATTTCCTCATAAACTTCATAAGCTTCCTTTTCTGGAATGTCATTTATATTGTAATCAAACATTTCAGCAAAGTTTTTCATGTTGATAGTACCTTCTGGCATATTAGGAATGAATTGGTTAATTGCCAAATCCATTGAAATATTCTCAACATCCTTATCATAACGTCCTAAATCTTCTTTAGCACGTTTCAGATGTCCATGTAACAGATGATAAATCTCATGGATGATTACCGCCTGTACCTCTTTATCAGTGAGTACACACAATAATGCTGGATTCATAATCAACATAATTCCGTCACGTTTCATAGAAACTCCAGCACAATAAGGACAATCTAATTTGTATATCTTCTCCATTTTAGTTGTGAACATAGCGAAGAAGTTAGATACTGCTCCATCACCATACTGACTACCAGTTGATATCATCTTAAATAGCATCAACTCAATATACTCAGGAAAATGATACATAATACCATCAACATCTTGAGCTTCAACTGCTTCTTGTGTCTTTAGTTTGTGTTCTGCCATTGTTGTCTTATCATCTTCTTTAATCATTACTCTTATCCTCCCTTTTAATCTAACATGTTTGTGAATAAAATCTCCTTAACTGATTTCTTAAACATAAAGCCATTCTCAAATAGCATATTGTAGAAAAACTTTTGGTTTTCTTCATAATAGAAGCCAACATGTTTCTCAGCATCACAAATCCATCTTACTTTGTATTGCTTCTTAGCAAGTTGATTTACCATTTCCAAAGCTCTTCTTTGTTTTACTAATGGAGCATGATTCCATTGATTAGCTATACTTTCAATGAAAATATCTCTAGTTTCAATAGAATAACTTTTATAGGCAAATTCTCCATATCGCTTAGAAGTTGCTAATGGAAAGTCTTTCCAAAAAACAGTTTCTTTAGTAGACCTATCTTTTAATCTGGGAGTAACTTGTGTTCTACTACCTGTGTGTGCTAAATTGTCTGCTGTAAAGAATGTGTTAGCAAATGCAAAGCTTTCGAATTTTAACCTTTCAGCTACCATGTTCATCAACTTCTTTAAGTTATTTATGGTTTTTTCACTGCATTTTGTTTGGGTAACTCTAAACTCTATATAATTCAGAGTAAGATGAATTACACCAAAAAAGTCAGATTCATTACCATAATTTCTTGTGCCTATTTTCATTACCTCAATAGTGTGTAACACTGTCTCGATTTCTTCCTTAACCATTTTTGTTGGGTTATCAATAAACTCTTTTGCGAAAATCTTAACTACTTGGATTTCCTTATCTATTTTGAATTCTTTCAAATTCAATGGAAGAATCATATTAACGTCTTGAAGTAACGTACAGAAATACCTTTTAGTATAAGTGTATCTCAGTTCTTCATCTGTAAACTTTTCTAAGAAGTTTTCGTGAGCCATCTTACATTTCTTTTTAACTGCTTCATCAAGTTTATCAACAAACTCATCTGTTAACTCTTTTACCAAATCATATATTTCCTGCTTAAAATGTTCTGATGGTAATAAACTAAACCCACTTGTAATGAGTTTCTCAATTTCACTACTATAAGCATGTGGAAATGATTCTTGTAGTAGAGTTCGAATATCATAACACAGACTTTCTAAATCTGATATATTTAACAACTGAGAGGTGAATCTTATGTCTCCATTTATTGTCATATATTGCTCTATTCGACTATCTACATACTTCCAGAAAAAAATCTTATATATTTCAATGAGGTCTTCTCTGGACATTTCCTTTGACTTTAATATTCGGTATGCTAACTTATTAGTTGCTGAATTGATGTTATAGAATCTATTAAGTGCAATAGACTCTACACCACCATTATTTTTGACAATCGAATAGTCATTGTAATCTGATATACACATACCGAGTGCAAACATAATGTTTTCAATCGTTAGTGATGTGTCTAAGCTATTATGCTTAAGACTTGTAAAACTAAAGTTACTGTCATGAGTATTTAAAAGTGTATCATCGTTCATGTTTAAAAAAATATCACACCATTTAATAAAGGTTTGTATATCTGACATTTTCTTATTTCCTCCTTAAAAGATATCCATGAATACAGCTAAGTATTCATGGATATGTTAAAGGCATAATTTAATGACTAAGAAGTCTGCTTTGTCTTCTCCACAACCTCAAAGTAAAGTTCCATATAAGCATCATTCTTAGTAGCAATTATCTTATGCAACTCCTTGTTATCGTCACGTCTTGTCAAACTTAACAGGTATGACATCATCATGTCTTTCGGAATCACTTTCAAGCACTGTGTATAGCGGTTTCTGTACTTCTCGTCTTTCTTGACAAGGTCTTTGTGTTCGTCCATCCACATAATCAGCTTATCAATGATGATTCCAATCCTCATGTTACTGTCTCTGTCAAGTCTCTCAAGAACTTCCTTGAAATCCTTTTCAGAAGATTCAAATACTTCCTCTGTTGTTATCAAAGGATTGTCCTTACTGTTCAAGTATCCAAGGAACGAACTTGTTGTGTCAGTGCCTACAACACCAGTACCGATGTTAATCAGCTGTGTAATGTAGTCATCCTGTGACAAGTCTCCCATATTGTTCAGAATCTTTGACATGAATTCCCATGAACGTGGGTTAGCCTTAACTCTGTCTGTAGTCTTAGGCTGGTGTAACATGTGTGGAAACTCTGCAATGAATCCTAATACATCTTCGTGTAATCCAGCCATTGTTGCCCAATGCAACCAGCTACTTGCTTCTGAATCCAAATTTAACAGACACATTCTTGATTCCAATGCAGTATTCATTGTTAAAACCTGATAATCAAATCCATCTGGATTACCTGCAGCTACAATCATGCAGTTCTTAGGAAGTATTGTATCATTGATACGCTTTTCCAAAATTAACTGCATTAACTCCTGCTGAACTGCTGGGTCACATCTGTTTACCTCATCAATGAATAAGATTGCCAGTGCATTGTCATCCATGCAGAATACTGATAAGTCCAGTAACTTCTTGTAAATTGTGTAAGTGTTCTGATTGACAATAGATGTCTTGAACTCTCTCCTGAATCTCTTGTTAAGCTTAACTAATTCAGGTTCGAACTCTTCTTCTGTCTCTGCGTTCTTCTTTGCTAATG